GTCTTTTTGTTGACGGTAAAGCTGCTGAATCTGGTAAGCTTAGCAAGTGCCTCTTGCTCATCTCCAGCAGCCAGCTCAAGACATATGTTCCAGAGCTTTTCTCTTCTTTTCAGTGCTTCTTCTGATAGCTTTCTCTCTTCTTTCTTCTTGCCCGTTTTGAATTTCACCCTTGCAATCTTGCTTACGTTAATACCAGCAGCCTTGAGTTCATCCTCAGTGATATTGACCAGACCAGCCAGCCGCTTGATTAAGCGGTTGTAGAGATTTGTCACCGCTTTTTTGCGTATCATGTTCATGTCTACGTCCTCAATCGGCAGCAGCTTGCCGTTCACGGTACCAAAAAACTTGTCACGTTGAGAACATGTACCGATATCTTCAACATAGCGGTTCAGCTTCCTTGAGAGCGCCTGTCCGTGAACGACGAACTGATAATAGCGGCCTTTCTTGTCCTCATGCCATTCAAGCTTTGGTGTGTCTGACTTGATATGAATGCCCCAGGCTATAGCAATCTTCTCAGCTCCAGAGTCCATGAGATAGAGAGAGTCATCCTGAAACAGCCAGTCTTTGTGATTCGTGAGAGAGAGTGATAGAGTTCTGACCTTTTTGAAAAATTCAATGTTCTGCTCTACCTGGTCAATCTGCTGTGTGATGTTGATGATGCTCTCTTCTTCCGGGACAGAGACCGCAGGCATCTCACTCTCGCCATTAAGCTGCTGCAAGCCTTGACTTTTTTGCTCCTTTTCATTATCTTTCAATTGAAACCTCCTTTCGCCCTGCATAACCCCCCCCTAAGAGAGCTGATAGCAGGGCTTATTTTTTTTTGAATTGTCTTTTTATTTTCTATCAGAGAATAATAGAAACTGTTTTTTATCCCTTTTAGGAAGAGCTTTGGTACTGAACGCACAATTTTTTCTTTCCTCAAATCTTCTATAACGTCCTTCGATTTGGTGGGCATCTAAAAATAAATCAGCCCTGAGAAGTGCTTGGTCTTCTTTACTTCCACTGCTTGGTTTGAGAGCATAACAAAATCGCCTTTTATTTTTCTCTTTTTTCCATAAGCGAATGAGACTTAATTTTCCTTCTTCCTGTAGTCTTGTACGAACCTTGTAGCAAACTTCTTTAATTTCACGAAAGTCTTTATTATACATATAACTCAACTCATAGAAACTTATAGGTTTACATCCATTTTTTGCCCGTTCGATAAAATCATTGTAAATGTTCTGGAAGAGCTTGCTTGGCTTCCTTCCTTTTTTCATTAGATTCACCTCCAATTATTTTTTTTGCCCAAAAAATGAGCCTATCGATTGATTCGATTAAATCCCATTTTTCAAAGGTTTGATTATAAAAATCAGAGTCAAAATCTTTTTTGAAATCAATGATTGTCTGGAAATCCTGAATGAGACTATCCGTTTTCCTGCGGCAGTCTCTCAGAAACTCCTCAAATCTTTTTTCTTCCTCCTTCCTTCGCCTTTGGAATCCATGCTTTTCTTCCAAGACAGCCAGCTCAATCGATTCTTCACCAAAGTCTTGAGTCTCTATAATTTTTTCTACCGCCCTTCTTTGCTGTTCTGGAGATATATTTTTAACCTTCTTTACCGCTCTTGCAAATCGTCTTGCTACTGTATCAAATGGAAGCTTTTCGATTGCCTTCTTATCTAGTACACCTTCTTCAATCAGGTTGAGCCGTTCAAGAGCGTAGTAAACTTTCTCCTCATTCCAATTGCCCCCAAGCCAGTTTGAGATTTGCTTTGCAATAATGGATTTTCTAAAACCGTTCTCAGGGTCTTTATCTATATGTTCAGGAATTGGTAACTTTTTAAAAATTTGAGTTGGCCTTCCAGCATTTTTGTGAATTTTCTCTTCTAAACAAAAAAATTTTTCCAAATATTCATAAGCCACCCTTACCGTCTCATCAATAACCTTTGGACTTGTTTCCCAGCTTTCATCATTTTCATTTGCCATAATTCGAATCATCATGGCATCATCCAAATCTTTAACTGGAATATCCACCTCATCATCAGGCTTGAATAATTCCTGAAGGACTTTTAGACGGTGATGGCCATATGCAATCTCAATCTTGCCGTCTTTTTTCCGAGCTAGAATATTATCCCAAAAGCCAGTCTGATTGATTGACTTTTTAAGGCTCTCAATCTTTTCTGGATTAATAGGATAATTCTTAATATCTCGGAACGGATTAGGCTTTAAATCTTTGATTTTTACCTTCATCTAAACCTCCTTTATTTAATTCCTAATTTCTTTTCAATTCTCTCAAGCCTCTTATTGAGGGCAGCTTTTTCTCTATATACTTCTCTCCAATAAGCATTGTGGCATTTCGTAGAACAAAACTTTTGCCACTCCACTTTCGGTGAAAACTCCTTTCTGCAAAATTTGCATAATTTGTACTCTTTTTCACCGATTAATTGATTATCCATTATTCAAGCTCCTTTCTTCATTATAACATGCGTATATGAACATATTAAGCTATTTCTACGCTCCTTGTCAACCCTAAAAATCATTTCCACTATAACTTCTGTGGAACTCCCTATAACTTCTGTGCAACCTCTTCAAGGTCTACTCTATTTAGCTTGTCGAGGTATCCTCTTAATATCATCCTTATTAACGAACTCTTGCTTCTATCAGCTTTTTTGGCCAGTTCATTCAGCTGCTGGTCATATTCAGGCTCAATCTCAAAATTCACAATAACCCGACCCCGGGTCGTCAGTCTTTTTTGGTTTCCAGTTCTCATGCTCACCTCCTCGCTATAAAATATAATGACAGTTCCTCAAATTGTCAAGAAAAAAATTGTAAAAAATAATTATCCACAAAGGATTAGCCGAAAATAGTTAAAGACCTCACCTTTTGGGGTGAATAAAATTTCACCTTTTATTTCTTTAAATTTTTTTAAAAATTACTTGACAAATAGAGTTGGAAAGCTTATATTATTAGTGAGATGAGAAAACAAAAGGAGGAAGGAATTAGCAAGAAATGGGAGCTAGTTAAGCTTGATGATTATTTTGTATCGGGCGATACTGGTTATAATCTATCATGGTTCGAGTTAATGAGGTATAGAGGAGATAAATTTGTGTGGTATGGGGTCGGGCAGTTTTACAGGCACCTAATGAATTGGAGGGGTTGCAATGTTTGGCACGGCCGATTACCTAAAAGTCCTGTTTTTGGATCAGTAAAGGAGGCTTGCGAATGGTTGTGGTATCAAGTCAGAAACAAAGTATATTATGAAGGGATGCATTTGAAAGGGCATTTTTGCGGAGATGAAGGACATTGTAAAGCATGTAACAAAGAAACAGACTGGCTTTTTGAAGAAAGAGAAACAAATATTACTCCGGGCTTCCACGACATACTTAAAGAGAAAAAATCTGTTAAGACTTTTTTGGAAGAAAATAAAAGGGAAATTGAGCTTTTGAAAGATTAAATAAAGGAGAAAGAGGATGAACATCTTTCAAAGACTATTAGAAATCTCAGAGAATTTTTGGGGAACGGTAACAGCTGAAATTAAGGCATATTATTACGCTATCAAAACCTGGTGGTTTTTAAGAAAGTTTAGGGTTAAATAAGAGGATATAGCCCTCAAATTTTTATCCAGGGAGGATTTCATGGGTAATTTTCATTACGGTTTAAGGTACGTCCTGAATCATTCAGATAAAGAGATTCAGGACACAATCAAAGTACTCACTAAGCGAAATCGCTTGGCAAGGGAAGAGTCGCTCAAGAAAGCAAAGATGGAAAAACTGAAGAGACAGTTGAGAAAAGAGCTTGATACTGCATTCGGAAAAGCTATTGAGGAAGAGCTCGACCGTCGTTTCAATCGTCTCTACCGCTTGAGAATGAAATCATAGGGGATGACAATGAAAAGAGATATATTTAAGTACAAAAACGAAGACTATGTCTTTCTAAGCCACTACGGTCTCAATGCTAAGATTTACGGCAGAGACAAAAAAAGAATCTTAGTTGAAAATGATAAGGTCATTCTTGAGTATTCGGATTCTCAGTTTCAAAGGATTATCATTCAAAGCACTTGCCAGCCCATCTGACGAGTCTTGAGTAGACGAAACCTGGCTGCGGCCAGGTCATAGGCAAAAGGGAGATTAGTTATATTTTTTGCAGAGTAACTCAAAAAATTCAAGAGGCTTTCTGTAGTCGAATGGGTCATATTGCCTAAGCCCTGGAATACCAGGAAATCTGAATCCGTAGTAGCCCACTCCTGCATATCCTAACTCTAAGACAAGCTCTGCAAGCTCTCTGACTTTTGAGAAAGACATTTGACTCTTCATAGCAAAATATTCATCAAAGATTACAGGTTTCTTGTATATGAGCTGTGCTTTGAACGATTCTCTTGTCCATTCTCTATGATGCTGTTCTATTTGATGTTTATTACACCTATCATGAAACTCTTGACAGAGTTGCCTTCCGTATCTGCTTGCTCCCCATGATCCAGCAGATACTATGCAACCATTACCGACAAGATAATTAATTATTTCTATTGCCTTGCGAATATCCTGACGGCCTTTCTCTAGGCTACTTCTACAAAATTCATTTATGTCAAAAAAGACATTTCCCAGTTTCGCTAAATCAGGCATATCTTCAAGTCTCACTAATACCCCTTCATCCACATTCCTGAATACCGTTATCTGGACGATTTTTCTCTGCTCTCTCATCCTCTTGCAGTGGTCATAGAGAAATTTTGTATCCAGTATTCCACCATGACGAACATAATTGAAGTCATACTTTGAGAGCTCTTCTTCATACCAGGCAAGAGAGTATTTTCCCCAATTCCATTGACAGTTATGTTCTCCTGTTTCACGCCACAGAGCCTCCCAGCGATAAACTCCAATCAGCTTTATGGGCATAGTTCCTCCGTCTTCATAGCATATTTGATTGCCTCTTGCTGTTAGCTTAGAGTTTTTTTTATTGTTGGGATTGAAGGGACACCGCTCAATATTGCAGTAAGAAGGACGTTTAGGAATTGCCTTCTCTTCATTGTATCTTTTTCTCCATAGTTTTATAGAATCTCTTAATTTTGATATTTCTGCTTTTTTTTCTTTTAGAATGCTTTTTACCCTCTTTTCACATTCGGCTTTTATTAGCTCCTGTGCTGAGCTGACCAGTTCTTGACAGTCCGGGCTGTATCTCTCACAGCTGAGAATTCTACAAATCAATTTACGGAAATTCATTTCTCTATCAACAAAGTCAGAGTCTGGCTTCGAGGTGTAACCGAAAGCCTGACCTGCCTGATTATCCCCTGATGTGTGATTGATTTTGTCGGAGATATGTACTCTATCACAGTGACTGCGTCTCCTCTTTCTACAGGAACGGGACAGAATTCAGTCGAAATCTCGAAATACTGTTTTCTGTTCTTTAGCCGGGCCAGCAGACTATCTGCCATGTTTTGAGCATCTGCATCACTCTGGAAAAGATGATTATTGATTTGTAGTGTCTTTTCGCCGCCAACGGCATCTTTTTCAGCCTGAGACGCTTCTGCTTCGCCTCTGTATTTCTTTTTCTCTGTTATATCGGGATTCTCATAGATTACTGGCATTATTTTTTATCCTCGCTCTTCTTAGAAATTGTAAGATCAGGAGTATCCATTCGCTCAAAGTACTTCATATCCGCAGTTATACGCCATCTTTCTTTTTTCCTGTCTATGCCGAGTTCATCAGCTATTGCATCAAGGATAGATTGCAGCTCATTATACGCCGCCCTTGCCTTATCACTTGCAGCTTTCACCGCATACTGCTGAACCTTTGTAAGCTCTCTTTTCTCTCCGCTCATATTCTTGCCTCCAATTTATTAAGCCTTTTTTCCAAGGCCTGATTTTTCTCTGCTAATTGACGGATTGCTCCCATGAGGAGCATATCCTTTGCTTGCACATTTATAAATTTATCCACTCTCTTTTTGCCAGTCTTGACAATCTTTCCCTCTTCTCCTATCTCTTCTTCATCCACTTCACTTACATGAACTACTTTGTGCTTCTTACAAACATCTTTCTCTTTCATCTCTTTTTTACTGATTTTTCCCGATAAAATATCTTCAAGCTCTTCTATCAATTTTAGGTCATCTTCATGTTGAAAAGTCTCATAAGAACCACTGATATATAGATTCCCGCTTTGCTTCAAGATAAGCAAGGCCTGATAAGATGCAGCATAGGGTTTTGATTTAATGACAAAGAGGTTATCTCCGGGCTCACAGGCCTGATAACCGTGGGTAGAAGGGTCTCCTCTGAGAGCGGCCAGATTAATTGCTCCTTTTGCATTCCCGTCAGTCGCAGTATCCGCATCGCCATATACAGCATATACTTGAAAAGATACATCTCCATTGCTTTCTGTGAAAGAGCCAATATGAACGCCTCCCCAGTCTGCATTGAATTTCCTCATATAAAAATAGCAGTCAGTATAAGTGCCCCAGTCATAGCCTTCACCACCGCCCTGAGTAATCTGATGGTCTATTGAAGTTGAGCGAAGCCTGAAAACCTGAGTATTATCTTCTCCCTGAAATATATCGAGAGTGTCCTGCTGATTTGCCGATGAGCCAACTTTCAGTTTATCCGTTTCGATTGAACCTGTATATATCTTTCCACCATCAATGAGAGTAGCATCAGAAGAATGACGCCATGCTTCGATGTTCTCTTTCGCCGTAGGGTCAGTGAACATTCTGTCCGTAACCTCTGCATCAAGACCGGCTACCACAATCCTTCCAGCACTGATTCCTGTTAGCTTTACTTTTCCATATTCATCGCCGTCAGGAATCTCATCAAGGGTATATTGAATTTCTGAACCGTCCAAAATTCGCCTCAATTCATCATAGATGGTGTATTCGTCTCCCTCTATTATGATATGATTTTTCACCTCGTCGATGTTTTCGATATAATTGAACTCGCTTATCAGGTCTACACTGAACTCAAAGACCGGAGAAAACGCCTTCCCTGATACAGTGAGAGAACCTGACCCGGATATTGAGACCGACGCATAGGCTTTTTTTTCACCGCTTACTGAAAGCGAGCCCCCGCCGGAGATTGAGGCCGTCCCTTCGATTACTATTTTCTCTTCTTCTGAGCCCCAGCTCAACTCATGGTCAGCCTCGTTCATGTTATAGTATTCAAACTTGTGCCAGGCCAGACCTCTATCTATGTTTGAGAATCTAATCTCATCAATGATGCCATCGAAAGACCAGCCATCCCTTCCGATGTCAAGATTGTTGGTATTTGTATCGATGTCTCCAGTCTGATTTCTCTGACCTGCAATCGAGCCATTTTTCAGGGCTTTCTGATTGTTGGAGCCGAGGGTCTTATCGTAAGTGAAGCTGACATACATCCAGTTTGTCTCATATATAATGACATCCAGGTTTTTCCCGGATGCTCCGATTACGAGATTAAACCTTATTTCATCCGAATAATTCCAAAAAATACTATACGCACCGGGCTTATATATCAGCCTTCCATAACTTCCCCCGCCATAGCTTTCTGGCTTCATCCAGCAGGAAATCGTCAGAGCTGAGGTGAAGTCAAATTTACTATTGTTTCCAAGTCGAATGAAATGGTCATCATCGCTCTCGAAGTCTTGAGCTTTATATACTTTTCCGTCTGTTTGGGCTGGAGTTTTAGAGGCATTCCCTGCACCGCCCGTCCCGTCGAGTCCGTTCGATGTGCTGTCTTTGTATTCGCCAGATGTCCCGTTCCCGCTCTCCCTGAGATGATAAACAGCCACAAAATTAGAGTCCCATACGTTTGCCGCAGGTGTTGAGCCAGCCTCACCTATATAGCTAGTGTTATCAGCATGAGAGCTGTCATAGTAGATATATATTTCCGTATTAGAGCTGCTTGATATAGTCCATCCGCTTTTTGATACCCAGTAGACGGCTTTCTGCCCGCTTGCGTCAAACTGCTCTATTTCTGCATATAACTGCGTCTCTCCGTCTGATGTTGTAAAGGCAACCTTTTTCCCGTCGCCAGCCCCCAGCTCTCCGAAGATATCCGTGTCTCCGTCGATTATGACCAGAAGTGGAAAATGAGACAGGTCTGAATCAATATTCGTGCAGTCAATTGTTATTTTCTTTCTTTTTGACCACCCAGAAAGCCAGCCCATCGACTTTTTACTCCATCTCTAATTTATGCGTTCAGGTCTAATTGTATGCTTGTGAGCTTATATGTCCCCTGATTTGTAAAGGTTTCATCTGTTACGTCTGCATAGCCGTAGAATGTTCCGCCAGTTGCTGCTGACCAGAAGCCTACATATCGCACTGTCGTTCCAGCAGGCACATCAAACTCTGGTTGATTTGATGCAGTTATTGCTCCGCCTGACGCTGAGTTCCATGTAACCGATTTTCTTGCGTATGCAGGAGAGCCGCCTGAAATTTCATTAGCCCCGTTATCACCCGGGTCACCATCATGAAGCGAAACATATACAGCCACAGCTGCAAGCTCATCCAGCATCTTATTTTTACCCGCTGTCGAATATCCCATTTTGTTACCTCCTATGACAGAATAGGCTTAAAGTAAGGAGTTCCGTCATATTTAAAATAAAACTCATAGTCGCATCGTTCACAGATTTTTTGAATAGCATGTAAAGCGGAGACTCCGCTGTTAAATCTTACTTTTTCAAGTGTTATGCCTGTTGCGGTGTAATCCATATCAGCCAGAGCTGAAGCTCTGTCTGCATATAAACCTGCAGTTACCAGAATATCTGCCACTATGTTTTCAGGCACCTGGTCTGTGTAATAATAGACGATTAAGTTATCTGTTCCGTCTGAACTTGGTATCTTACTCGGCAAGAACCAGAATTTATTTGTGCCCTGGTCATAGACCCAGTAGTCGCCTTCATATATCGGATTTCCGTCAAGATAGGCTATGTAAGGCCAGTTGCACTCTGAAGGCAAATCATAGTCAGCCTGATTGGCAACAGTTGACAGCGTTACCGATGACCCCCAGTAATTGTCAGGGCTTTTGAGCTTTGTGTCTACTAAGTACTGTGTATAGTCGAACCCTTTTACGGTTATCTGCTTGTTGGCTCTATCAATCTGAATATCAGCAATAGCACCGACAAACCACTGCCAGAGATAGTCTGTGCTATTCTTTCTAAATCCAGTTGAAAACCTGATTTTCCTTCCGATTTTGAAATAATCTTTATACTGTCCGTCGTCATTTCTCGGATTGAAGTCTCCGTCAGTATCGTCTATCACAGCAGAAAACTCAGCCGCTATCGGCTTATATGATAGCTCTCTCTGACCGCTCGAATAATTCGCAGATATGAGATAATTCTCGCCGTTGAGCGAGCATAAGTTCACCCATCCTGTGCCATCAATGTATATTTCGAGCTTTGATACGGGCTGCTTTGCTTTTTCTTTGAAGTCATCTGCAGAAAGAGGGGCTATATCCTGCAATTTAAATCGCTCTCCCTAATGTATTTTCTATATAGACGATATGAACGTTAATCACTCTGGCATCTTCATTCAATGTATCAGCACCGTCGCCTGACTTCCTGAAGAACCGTATTGCGATGTCATCGTCGGGTGCAATATTGCTGTGAAGGATTTTTTCCGTAAACACAGTTCTTATTTCTACACCGGGTGCATGGTTGCCACCGCTCGCTTGAGTTATCACAGTGCCTGAGCCTGCAATTGAGTCTCCGGAGCTTACTGCTTTGTACTCTAATCCCCAGACTACAGCCCCAGAATCAACACTGTCATGAAACCATGAGACCATGACCTCCATATCTGTTGATGGGTCCCATCTATAAGGTATATGCTCGACTAAATATGCTGACTCTTCAGTGCTTTTGTCAAAATCCAGTGTGTAGAACAGCCCTTCATAACTCTCACCCGGGTAGTTAGTCGCCGGTATCTTGAACCGTTTAGGGTCAGCGATAAGATGACGCCTGATTCTTGCTGCACCATGAAGAAGCAGTTGACCATCTAAGTCGAAGCTTGCATAGTCTTCTTCACTTCCGATATGAGCGGTTGAGTCATAAAAGTCTATTATTCCGCTAAATGGATTATATTTCCAGGCCATCTTTATTTCTCCCTCTTTTTACGCTTCCCTTAACACTATTCTACACCAGTAGCGGTTAAGATTCAAAATGCCTGCTCCCACAGGCCCGTACTCAAAAGAAGTTATTATTACATCGTACCACGTATCGTCCTCATTATTGTTTTGATACCTTAGAATCTGATTATATCCGTACAGGGTCTTAATCTGGTCAAGTTGAGCTTTGGTCAAGTAGCCGTGCTCCCAGACAAACGTCCGTTTCTCTGAGCCTGAGTAAAACCCCCACCTTGATGACCCGTCTGACATCTTTACTTCTGATATCTCTTTATGCACGCTAACATCTAGTTTAAGCTCACTGCCTCCGAACCACTTCATAACAGGGAGCGTTATTTCGCTTCCTTCAGGACCAAGTTTTATATCGGCCATTATAACCCATACCCCCTTCGACGAACCTGCCTATCGACGGCAGCAAATATCTTTTGAGCTGCTTCATCGATAGTCCTATCGTCTAAGCGCTGAGGATATATATTAACAACTGAGTTTATAACCATTGAAGGTTTTCTAGGCACAAGTATATTTTGCAATCTGCTGACTCCGGCATTAAACTTGGCTATATCAACAATAGCCTCTGGTCTCCGCTCACCAACCCAGGCAAGCTGCGGTCTCCAAGCTATCCCTTCTTGTTGAAAATGTCCAACTCTTTCTGTTCTGCCACCTCTAATACCGCTGCCAAAACTTGGAGCCTCATAGTCAAAGTTAAGCCTTACCGTCGGCCTAATGTTTCTGAACTCTTTATCTATTGCTGAGGCTGTATCTTCTGCTTTACTCTTTGCATCTTTAAAGGCATCTCCAAAAGCAGTCCGAAATGTTTTCTCTATCCTTTCTCCGAGGTCGTCCATAATCTTTTCTATTCTGTCTCCGAGCTCTTTAAACATCGTTTTCTGTTCTTCAATGGCGCTCTTTTGAGTTTCCTTAACGACTCCAATTTCTTTAGCTTGGTCTATTAATTTCTGTGTATTGTCATCGATTTGCAAACCATAAGCATCAGCATAGTCTTGAATTTTCTGTAACGTCGGCCCCATTGCCCGGAGAGCATCATTACTACTCAAGCCGGCTGCTTTAAGTTGCTCATAATAGCTTGTTGCATTTTTGGTCAAGCTCTTCATAGCATCTGCAGTGAGCCAGCCAGAATTGCCAAGTGCTTCTAAAATTTCTTTGTTTGCTTCTATTGATTTAAACAGCTCTTTATTTTTTTCTGTAACCCCGACTATATTGAAAAGCTTTTTAAGAGCTCCATCGCTTGACATGCCAAGCTCTTGATATTTATCCCTGAGCGCTGCAAGCGGTTCAGACATTTTAGAAACAGCATCCGTCCAGCTTACCCCAGACGCCAGCATCGCACCGAAAGTCTGTACCGCAATGTCTCCCATCTCTTGTACTGACATGTCAACTTTATCATAAGAGTCAATAAGAGTTGAAAGTGCAGAAGGTATTCTGTCTAGCTGTTCTACTACATAATCAGAAACCGCCTTGACTTCGAGACCTGATTTGCGGACTTTGAGAATGAAATTGACCATAGCAGCTGAGCCTTCTTCTCCTAGTTCTTGAGTGCCTCTTAAAAGCTCTCTAAAGCTATCATTTAAGGCTTTAGTTGCATCCGAGGCTGATAGGTAGCCTTTCTTCCAATGACCCACTATCTGTGAAGCTCGCTTCCAGAGGTCATTCACATTCTCTTGAGTGACACCGACATCTCTTATTACGTCCCCAAAGTATTTGGAGACAGCAGCAAACCCGGACATCTCTCTATCTGCTTCGGCTATTTTTTTAGCCGTGGATTCTGATATTTCACCAAACTTGGACATCGCTTTAGTGATATCTTCCTCCATCATCTCCATTTCTTCAGCAAGACGTTCTGCCTCGGTTTTGGCTTTCTTAAATAGACCACCGATGAATCCACCGATAGCGGTAATAACCGCTCCGGCTGCTGTCCCTATACCCGGAATCATGGCGACAGCACTGCCTATAGCAGAGCCAAGCGAGGCAAAGCTCTTTTTAGCACCGGAGACCATCTGACCGATTGAGCCTCCAATTTTACCCATTAATCCGGGGCCAATTGCTTCTAAAATGCCCTTTGCTGACTTTTCTGCGCTTTCTTTTAACTGACCGAAAGCTAACCCAATTGAGGAAATGAGATTACCTAAGTTGCCTCCAATCTCATCGGCTAATACTTGAAGAACAGAGCCGAGGTTAGAAAAAGCTTTGGCTAAATCTTCTGATACTGTTTCTGTTTTTTCACCTTCAAATCGAACTGTTTCAAATGAATCGGCTACATCGTCTAACACTTCGCTCATATCTCTAGCAGCTGGGACAACTGCGTTAGACCATCTTTCAAATTTATCCTGAACATTCTCTACGATTTTACCGATATCGATAAGCTCAGCTCCCCACCAACCGATTTTTACTACTACACCAGAGGCCGCTTCTATTTGGGTTTTTATTTCTTTAGTTGTAACTTTTACAGCTTTACCAAGCTTGTTTTCCTCTTCTGTAACTTTACTGATGCTACTCGCAAGCCATTTTAGCTTTTTCCCGAGAAAATCAGAAGCCTTTCTATAGGCATCAGTTCGCTTGACGCTATCGATGAATGCCCGAGCCATTTCTAAGCTCTTTTCTGATACAACAGTCTCAGTGCTTGCCATCTCTCTGCGAGCCTCTGCAAGCGCCTCTTTCCACGGTTTAACAAATTTGCCAGCAAGAGGAACTTTGGAAATCTTCTCTACCAGCCAGTACAGGGAGTTAATAATAAATTCTTTAATCTTCCCAAAGATTTCAACTGCCTTGTCTCCAATGCCATGCCAGATGTTAACCAGAAATTTGCTGATTTTATCCCAATTTTTGTAAACAAGTGTCCCGACAGTGATAAGCCCGGTTATAGCTGCAACAGCAATGCCAACCGGGCCAGTCGCAGCAAGCATAGCGGTTTTCATAAGCGTGAAGCCAGCAGCTAGCTTGGGAAGAAGCAGCAGCATCGGCCCAAATACTGCCATTAAACCACCAAGCACTGAGGCAACCTTTGTAATCGTAGAAGCAAGAACCGGATTAGCTTTCATCCAACCAGATATTTTTGATATTACGCCGGAGAGACCTTCAACGAATCTGCTCAGCACTGGCACAATATTCTCAGCAATGGCGATTGTCAGTCCCTGTATTGCACCCTTGAGAGTTGCTTGAGCATCAGCAAGACGGGCAGCTTTGTCAGCTGCTTCCTGGTCGAACACCATGCCGAGCTCATGTGCTTTTTGACGAAGCGCTTCCATGCCCTCAACGCCCTGGGCAAATAATGGCAGCAACTGTGTGCCAGCTCGACCGAATATGTCCTGAGCCGTAGCTGCTCTGATTGTCGGGTCTTCTACAGCAGCAATAGCTTTCGCTAGAACTTCAAACTGCTGCTCTGGATGAAGTTTCAACAGCTCTTCATAGTTGACACCGATTCTCTCAAAAGCTCTCTGATATGTTGTCATGCCTTCAGATGCATCGACTATTGTCTTCTGCATTCGCTTGACTGCTCTCTCAAGCGAATCTAAATTGGTGCCACTTATCTGAGCTGCATATCTCAGCTCTGACAGTGTCTCTGTGGCAAACCCGGTGCGCAGCGCCATCTTGTGCACTTCATCACCGGCTTTGATATAGCTTTTGACCATCATGCCGAGAGTGCCGACGATAGCACCACCGGCCAAAGTCAACGCTTTGCCGACTCCAGCAAACTTCTGACTCAAACGTGATGCAGTACCAGCAAGGCTTTTCTCATCCTGCTTGACTTTTGAAACAGACTGAGCCCACTGAGTCCGGTCAAGAATCATCTTGCCGACTATGGCGCCGGCAAGAAAACCACCGAATCCGTTCACTTACTCCTCCTCTGATTCAATCATGCGCATCTGAAAGCTTAATCGAGTCATCTCATCCGAGTATTCGGTTCCCGTAGCCATAGCAAGACGGCAGGCATAATTGAGCCAGTATCGCCATCTAAGATGTCTCTTTCGAGCCTCTTTCAGCCAGAAGTTCAAGTCTCTGACATCGAGATTGACAAGCTCTTCAAGAGTGAACAGGCCCGGAAACTCACCAGCGATTATTGCTAGGTTTTGTCTCCAGGCCTTTTCAAGTTTTTTTCTTCAGTCTGTAACTCTCTCTCCGGCTTGAATATGCAGGTTGTCACGTATTCGATAATCTCATTGACCTGACGCAGCTCCAGCTTGTCTATGACTTTGTGCTTTCCGAAAATGAGTTCTACCTGTTCATACGCAGCTTCAACATCACCCGTGCGGATTCTCTTCTCCAGCACTGACATCTTCCGCAGCACATCCCTTGTCATCGGTCGTGCTTTGAGCTCAGTGCCGTCAATCTCGATTGTTATCGGCTTGTAAAGGCTCTTTGTCGTGCTTAGTTTTAAGCTCATCAGGTTGACACTCCAATCTGATAGAGTCTGCCTTCATAACCAGATTCTTGATTCGGGAATACTTTGAACACAACATTGAGCACTCTTTGACTCTCTCTGTCGAAAGCCAGCTCAAAAGCTCTATATGGGAAGCACTTGTAGAGCAGAATCCATGTCTTTGAGTCCGGGTCAGGAACGTTGTCACAGAGCGGTTGAATGAGTATCTGTTTTGCATCGGAGTACATATCACAGCCGCTTTTCACTGAGATGATAGCAATGTCTGCACCTCCGCTTTCAACACCGGGCAGCAACGAAGTCAATTGATTCAATGTGCTTCTGGTCATCGGCACATTGAGCTCTACAACTGTACCTGTGAATACAGCATCAACAGGTGTCTCACCGTAGCCTTCTTCCTGGATGTCAGAAACGCTGTCAGTAGTGGTAAGTGAAACTGTGCCGAGTACTGGATTGATGATGAGATTCGAGTCGCCGTAATCCCAAGTCAATCTGACTGGCCCTTTGTCCTTGAATGGTAACTGTGGCATTTTTACCTCCTATAAAATTTCTGAAGCTTTACGGCGGAAACTCCGCCGACACGCTCCAGATGTAGTTCGTTGAAAAGACATAGAGTCCTTTCTCATTAGGATTTTCTATCACAGCCGGCAAGCCGACTGCATTTATAACCATAGCACAGTAGGGAGACCCTCCGTCAACTGCTGGCAACGTCCACCCGGCTGTGCCGTGCAGAGATTCATATATACAATAAGCATCGTCTCTGGCTTGAAAATAGCTTTCTGCTCTGTTCCAGACCTGTATAGATTTCTCTTCCCAGTCGGGCAAGTCCGGAACCACAGCACCGGGAGAAGTCTCAAGAATCACCACACATCTCGCCGGAGGCTCAGCACCCGAGGCAGTCTTTACCGGTAGTGAGCCTGCAAACAGGTTCTCACCTATAGTCAGGTCACAGCCGCTAAGGCTTTCAATGAATGTCGCAATTGATTTCAGTACTGTGTTCATTGCATTGCCTCTTTTATCTTATCAGCAACAGCTTTCATATACTTTCTCATGTTTCTCTCAAGCTTTGACTGCAGGTATTTCGGCCCTGAGCCCGGTTCTGACCAGTTCCAGCTCGACGGCGCTTCGTGCAGCCGGGCAGCGTACTCAGTGTTGAAGCCGAAGACAATGCTGATGCCCTTTTTCTCTATCCTGGCATTCGCAATGGCCTGGCTTCTTCTGAGCGTGCCCGTCTTTTTCGGCACAGTCGGCTGTTCTTTCACAGCATCAGCAAGAACGAACGCAGCAACTGCTTCAAGTGCTTTTGCTGACTCTATTGGATGCTTCTTCAGATACTTTTCAAAGCCCTTATCGAACTCTGAAAAGTCCATATAGAAACCGGTTTTCCGTTTCATTTCACATATACCTCAATATGATGCAGCGCTGAAGAGTTCTGCACTCTTCTTATTTCGACGACTGAGTACTTGACGCCGTTGAATCTGATAATGTCTTCATGACCGATATTCACTGAGCTTTCGAAAAAGAACTTACCAGAGCTCAGGATTTCTTCTCCTTCAATGTTCCGTATCAGCTTGTGATGTCTTATATACCTGCACCTGATATCGCTCTGGACAGTCTCGGAGGGCTCGTTCCACTTGTCGAATGTCCGCTGTATAATGTCACAAGTGTTGATGAGCAATCCTGAATAAGACATCACAGACGCTCCTCAATCAAAGCCCTGAGCTGCCTGATTCTGTTTCTGACACTGTGATTCGCTCTCACATGTCGGCAGCCGTCTCTTCTTATTCTATCAAAGGCTGACGGATTCTCCAACACCGCTTCTATTTGATGCAGAATCGTTGCATCAGAGACCGGCACATAATGCTCCCAAGCAACAAGCCCGGCTCTATCGATGTCATCTGTTTTGACCGCAAGAAGCAGAGAGCCAGCAGCCGGAATTTCAAAATACTTTGCCAGTCCATAGTGATAGATTGAGTCGGTAGCAACAGAGCAGAAATACTTGTTCAGTGTCTGAGCGTAGCTCTCATTGATGCAGGCTGACAGCTCCCATTCTCTCAGAGGCTCAGAGCGTTGCCATCTCGGATGTCTCATCACCGCAACCATCTTTTGATACTTCTTCTGTTTTGATACTGTTGCTATTACTCTGTCTCTCAACGGATATAGCTTCGGATTTCTGTGCCCGGTTATAAGACACTTCATAACCGGCTTCTCTTGCACTTTCAGGTTCACATATCTACTGTGAGGTGCAAAGTACAGCGGAAAAAACACAAAGCTTTCTTTCAGTCTCGGGAACCTTACGCTAAACTGGTAGTAATATGTCACAAGCAGCAAGTCTGCTTTCTCTGTCAGAGCTTTCATCATCTGCTCTTTGAAGCTGTGAGCACCGGTCAGAAGATAGACTATTTTCTTTGATTTTAGGCTCAAAGACTCTGAGAGAAGCTCTTTGCCGTGAACACCGGCATAAATGAAGACAATATCTGCTGACTTAGCATCATCAGTCAGATGTACAGAGTAGATGACGTCAAAATCAAGCGAGCGCTTCAGAGATTTGAAGAAGTTTCTGACCCTGTCTGATACTTTTCTGTTCAAAAACATCGGGTGTAAATATGCAACTTTTTTCATTTTCTTTTCCATGCCAATAGGTTCGAGCCTCTGACGTTTTTTCTCCCGAGCGTAGAAGTGTTGAAGCTCAGCTCTCTGAAGAATCCTTCATCAAGATGGCTTTTGTGCTCTTCATACGGATTGCCTCTTACTGCGCCCTGTTCATATCTGCCCCACGGACAAGCGAGCATGAGAACTTTGTTAGTATGTTTGAACAGCTCATTGAGCACTCTCGGCAGCGCTTCTCTCTCCACATGCTCGGGCCCATGCCACCACATTACTACATCGAATTGACCGAGCGGAAACTTACCCACATTTCTGACATCAGCCTGAATGATGCTGAATCTCGGGTCTTGTTTGTAGTACAGTACGTTCTCTGTCCAGACTTCAAGGATAGTGACTTTGTACTCTTTCTCTAAGAAATAAGACAGCATCTCATTTCTTGCTATACTTGCACCGATATATAGCAGAGTCTCATAGTCCAGCAAGTCCGGCACAGCAGCGAACGCTTGTCTTGCTCTAGCTGTATTCATTGAATCTCTCCCGATGATGCCAGAGTGAAACATCGATAAACTTTTCAATCGCCGCTCTATTGTCAGGAATCGAGAGCCCTAAGAATTCAGCAACTCTTGCCAGTTCACTTTGCCAGTCTGAGAAATATTTGTGATAGTAAGTAACTATATGAGGGATGTCTTTGACATTCTGTTCAGCAGTCCGGCAGTAATAGTCACACAGCCAGATTCCTTTCTCTAAAGCAAAGCGGTTGCGTTTTTTCAAACTCATTGCAATCTCAATATACGGTCTGAATATAAGGACAACTCTGAGCGGTTCGGGCTCAATGACCTGCCGCCAGAGCGGTAGAGTAAGACATGCTCTCGGGTCTTTCCAGCCAACGACTCTATCTGCAGGCCATTTTGATACAAAAAGCTTCATTTTAGCGAGTAATGGCTTTGGCACTGTGGTGAGCTTGAACGGAAGATTCTGATGCCATGTTGAACCGCCCGCTCTGAGCAGCTGCCTGTTCAGTGAGAGAAACTCTCTGTCTTCAAAATGACCCTTCGGGTTGTCACTCAGTCCAGAGAGCAAATTGTTGCCGAGATACAGACCGCAGAGCTCGAGCAAGCCAGCAATCATTGAAGTGCCCGAGCGATGCATCCCGCAAATTATCACCTTCATTTCTTTCTAACCTCATAGACTATGAACTTTCTATTTTTGTCAGATATAAGAACTGTCTCGCTCTTTATGATGAAAAACCTCTCAAGCTCAGCTTTAAACGTTTTTTCCGGGAGATAGTACTGAGTGCCTCTGAAGTCGAAGTGTCTCTTGACCCAGACGGCTATCGCCCCGATAGCAGATTTTTTCATCACCCTTGCGTACTCTCTTATACCCTGTCTGTAGTTGAGCATTCTGCTGAGAGCGCCGAAAGAGATAAGTGCACTGATGCTCCTGTCTGCTTCAGTAAGAACCAAAGCTCTGTCTTTAATGTCGTTCTTTGTAGATTCAAGTATAAGTTTTTTTCTTCCGAATACTTTTTTCTTTATGGCTTCTAATTTTTCTGTGACTTTCATTCTAAATTCTCCAGACAGTGGTTGAGCCATTCGACGACTCTACTCGGAGTGCAGCAGCTCAGGAACAATCGTTTTGCCTGAGAGCCGACTCTGAGGCATTTCTCTCTGTCATTGATACAGCTTTCAATGACATTGAGAATGTCTGAATAATCTTCTCTGCAAGCGATATAATGTTCACCCGGCTTGAGCTCTGTCCAGTACGGCAGCACTATATCAAGAGGTGGTGAGATTGTGCAAGCGCCGAATGCCATGTACTGAAACTGACCTCTATCTAAGATGTCGTTTCTCGCTCCCGGCACACAGACAGAGACCAAGCACCTGTTGACTTTTTTCCAGAACGTTCTCTTGTCTGTGAATGAAGTGTCGACCTGACCGCCGAACCAGTCAATGAGCCTGTACTGAACAAATTTTCTTCTTTTGAGAGCAGCAGCCCCCGGTCTCTGATTGCTGAGAATCATGCCATCTGCATTGTATCTGAGCACTCTTTGAAGGTTGAAGTACTCATCCCAGTCGTAGAAGCTTATCGGTGTCAACGGGAATGTATTTCTTAGTTCTTTGTGTCTTTTGTATGAATAGTGAAACCTGAATTGAGCATCGAAGTTCGAATAGTCATCAGCCACAGTGAGATGGTCACCGAAGTCAATGAGGACTCTTTTGTCCTTGTAGCGCATGACGAAGCCTCTGCCTTTTCGTTTGTCATGGTAGAGTTTCACTTCAATACCAGCCGCTTTCATCAGCTCAATGACAAATTTATAGTGAGTGTCATAGTATCGCTGCCCGTCGAACTCCGGAAGATAAGCTATTTCGCTCATGCCAGCTCTCCAAGCGCTTTGAGTCGTTTCTGACCGATTTCAGTCACAAGTTCAAAGTTATGCCCCCAGAACAGATGTTTCTCTCTTCTCAGTTTCATTGTCTCAAAGTCTCTGTCTCTCACCTTGTGAGCAATCTGCCAGGTTGTGTCTCTTAACCGTCTGTGATGTACAAGCGCTGACTCGCAGTAGCCCCATTTATTGACATTCCTTGCGAATCTGCCAAGCTCAAAATCGCTTGAATAATGAATGAAGTCTGGACAGAAGACGCAGCGATGCGGAAATCTTTCGATGAATTTTCTGCCCATGAGTCCGAATGCTGAAGAACAGCCCTTGATATCCTGCTTGATACCGATGAGACCGTCCGTGTCCGGGAACTTCTCCTTCAACATCTTCACGGCTTTTTCAATACAATCTTTCTCAAAGATTAAGTCATCTGAAGCATAGAGCACGGCATCGCTCCGAGCATACTGCAGGAGAGTATTCATCGACATGACAAAATCTTTTCTATTCTTGTTGTAAATCAAGCAGACAGGAAGCCTGGCAACATCTAACAGAATACGGTCATTCCCATCTACCGCTACGAACACAGACAGATTTTTATAACTCGAAGCTCTGAGACTCTGGATAGTTGCTCTCAATGTATCTACTCTGTCGAATGTACTTATCAAAATGCTAACGTGCATCGGCAAGCCTCCGATAAGCCCGAACGTATTTCTTCACGGTATCGATGGCATGATAGTTCTGAAGAACCCAGAGTCTTGTTCTTTCTTGTATATCAGCAAGCATTGCCGGTGAATCTATCAGCTGTAACAATTTTTCTTTTAGATTCTCTAAGTTTGCAAACACAAACGGCACTTTCTTCACTCTGTTCAGCACTGCGCAGGCAAAGCAAGCGCCCTCAAGTGAAGTGCGATGCCAGTTGCCCGTGACCACATCGTCGATGAGGATGTGACAGCTCTGCTTCAGTTTGAGATTCTCTCTGTAGTCTTTGCCTTCAATCCAGACAATCTCAACTGCTCTTTCTCTGGCAACTTCGTCAAGCACCTTCTTCACCTCATAGTAGCCCTTGCTGCTGACATGATTGACTGGCAGCTTTGTTGTCGGTGCAAAAGCTATGCGGATGGTGGATGACCTGCGAATCGGTCTGTATTCATCCGGGTCAATCACATTCGGCAGGGACGGCAGCTTATATTCTTTCTCCTGCAACGGCTGACTGATTGTATAGCAAGCATCTGCACGTTGCATCAATTCACGCCAGTTGCCCAGACGTGGTACTGAATGAAACTGAGCAAGCACTTTTTGAGAACTGCGCAATGAGTTCAGGTCTCTGTGCCAGTAGTTGTTGATGTGCCAGAGGTCTGCTTTTTTTAGAGCAACAGATGCTGTGCCGTTCATATTAAGCAACAGATGGTACGGGAACACTCTCCCGTCAGGATAACGGTAAACCTGGTTAATAAGAGATACATCTAAGTCAGTATATTTTTTTAGCGCTTTATAAAGCTCCCACGGTGCAGCTGCCAGCGGTGTGCGTGAGAAGATTGTCAGCTTCATCTCTTTTTCAGACCTCCGTGGGTTCTTCTCTCAATGTCCGGGTCAATCAGCAGCACCTGATAAATCTCTATAACTTCTGAATCTTCAAGCGCTTCGAAGCAGTGCCAGAGACCGGGAGGTACTGCGCTGACCTGCCCGTCTCTCAAGACGGTCACATCCTTCAGCTTGTCAGATTGCCAGATTGTTATTTTCAGCTTGCCCGAAATTACATAGAATACGTTGTATTTATGTTCATGTCTGTGCTCTGAGCAGTAGCCGCCTTTGTTAATGTGTAGATGGTGAGCAGAAACTATACCGTTTCTGAAAAATTCAGTTGTCTGACCCCAGACCTTGCCCTGAGTTTTCAATGCAGCACCTCGCTAATCGGTTTTTTTTCAAAGCAGTTTAGAGCAGACTCCGGACACAGATTGATGACTTTGATTCCCATCGCCCTGATGATAGGGGCCGCTTTCTCAAAGAATCTTACAAAGTCGTTTACTACTTTTTCTGACTGCGGTACAGGATGCCCCTCATGCCAGTGCGTTCTGCCGTTGTTGAACTTGCAGTCAAAGCCCAGCAGATATATCGGATTAGCCCCGAGACAGGCCGCAATGTTCAGAGCTGCATAGCCAGAGTTGTTGCCGTGACCGATGCCGTCCTTCAGGCTATTTGTGAACGCCCTGAGTCCCGCTCTATAGTGCTTATAGACTTTGACTATGTAGATATAATCCGGAAGCTTCACAGTATATGTACAGAGCCAGACCCGGTAAGAACGAAGCGAGAAAAACCTGTCCCTGACTGCGTCGCCATACTTGTCATTCAGCACCCATTTCAAGTAGCGCATATCCATCGAGAACATTATCGTTGGCTCGAATTTCTCAAAAGCTCTGTTGATGCCGATTGTTCTTTTGCCTTTGAGAAGAGACCAGTCAAAGTCTTTCAAGCTCGGGCCACCTCCGATGATGAAGCACGGCTTATTCTTCCAGGAGCCGTCAGGTAGAACTTCCCAGAGAAAACGGTTGACAAACTTATCGCTTCTGAAAAGAGTTGCTTTCTCTGCTGAAATCATGGTGTTTGAAGAACAGGTTTTTTTTGTTTCATGTACGCTCTCAGAATGACATCAACTTTTGGTATGCCTGTATAGATGCCTTTTTTAGAATAGCCTTCTATGCCGATTTTATAAGAGTAGTCGCCTATCTTCTCGCTCTCAAACATTCCGGCTGCTGAGAATGAGCCATCATTGATTGCATCAATCAGGTAGATGACCGCCTTCTTTATCGGCTCCGGTACAGTGCTATAGCCGTAAGTGCCGACTATTCTGATGTTGTTATACCCTCTCGGAAACAGCCCTTCTTCTGTCTCCTGAGTAAGAACGTAGTAATACTCTGACAGAGCAACGCCCGACTTGCACAGGTCAAGATACACTGAGCTTTCGTCAAAGCCGTACCAGGTTGGGTCTAGCTCATAGCCGCAGACATAGACGGCCGAAACACTGATGATATTCGCATGAAGCGGCAGGAAGATTCTGTTTTTGTTGTTGCCGTTGACCTTGATATCAAAGGCTTTTTCATAGAAATGAGTGCCGGTGATTTTTTCAATAAGCTGTTCAGCAAAATCAATTATTTTACTCTTGCAGTCAGCATCGCAACCCGAAGGCCATGAGCTTATGTCTGAGTCAACCACATAGTTGCCCATATAACACTCCCGTAAGCTCTCTACTAAAGAAAAAGTGATAGCAGAAGAGAGAGCATCAGCAATTTTTCTGTTTGTCCGCTCTCTCTTCTGCGTATTTTGCTCTAACTACTCAATGACTCTTTTCTGTACGCACTTCAGATAATCGATATCCAGGTAGTAGCCGTCAGCTGCATCGTTTCTGAGCCCGAAGCCGATATTCATCTCTTCATCCTGACAGATATGAGTGGTCACCGAGCCGGTAGCAATGCAGTACTGGTCACTGTCTCTGAACACGAACCAGCGGAGAGTGCCGTCGCCGTCCCAGTGAAAGCCGATTCTGTACCATGTATCGTTCTCCAAATCGACAGCTGTATCAACATCAGTAGCAGCACCATTGACGGCAGTGGAGAAATACAGGTCATCGCCGGTGTTATCAACGTGGAAGACCACGTAGTCGTTGGGTGCAGTGAAGAACTGATTGCCGGTAACAAGCCCGAACCAGAATGAGCAGTTGTCAGCATCCTCAATCTTGAATCTGAGCTCAGCATAGAGCGGATAGCTGTCGACCAGCTTCCAGCACTCGCAGCCGTAGACCAATTCGTCCTGGTCCTCTTTGCCGGCTGCATTGGTGATTCTCAGCACTCCGTTGACAGCGTCGATACAGGCTTCAGTGGCTGAGCCAGAGCCGGCTTCGGTAGTGGTAACAGTCCAGCAGTCAGAGTCAAAGCAGCAGAAATCAAGCTCCAGACGGTGAGCATCCTGAATGGTGAAGCTTCTGAACCAGTCCCACTTGTCATGATTGATGTGATAGTTCAGAAAAAATATATCCCTGATGAAGAGCTCTTTTGCATTGTCATCGATGTTAGCATGTGGAAATTCCATCTTTTTCCTCCAATAATTTGATTAGCTCTTTCTTTGACTTGAAGAAAGAGTCTTTGACTCCCGCCCGTGCGGCAATGCTTCTCAGCTCATTGATAGAGTAGACAGAATAATCAACCATCGGTTCATTTTCTATGACTTCAATCTCTACCTGTGGGAATCTCTTCAGCTCCATTATCGCCTGGGCATTGTCAAGCTCTATCTGTTTGCCCCTCGGAATGAAAAGATTGCCGAGACAGGTCGGGAACACATTTCTATAGCTGTAGTTTGTGATTCTCGCTCTCATCTTCTAGCATCTGTGTTCAAGGCATCTTAAGAACACAACAGCATTTACATTCTCAATAGTCACATCACTTCTGATTGAGTAGAAGACATAAGTCGCTTCATCTGCGGGTACACGCTGGGTCTCGATTTTGATGTCTCTCTGTAGCCCGATTATCAGATTGTTCTTCGGTGTGAGCAGTACATCGGTGTATTCGCCACCGCCAACTAAGCCGTAAGTACCGTCGGCATCTTGACCGAGATTCGTAGGCATGAGCGGAACATCAACGATGGGAACTTTGCCGTAAGTGGTCGGTGCCTTGCCCGTGAAAATCGCATCTCCCAGGGCTGTGCCTCTCTGGCTCAGAGCCTCAATATAGTCCTGAGTCACAAGGTCAGAATTCATGAACACCATATTGGCAAGCCCATTGTTCAGCTTGTACTTGGATGGCATATTCTTCAGCATCTGATGATATTTGAACTCCCAGTTGTAAGGCGGATTCGGGTCTTGCTCGGCAATCAAGCCGGGAAATCTGAACTCAGCATCCGGGTCTGATTTACCGCTCGGACACGAAGCGCCACTCTCACAGAGGCAGGCATCTTTGATGTGAGCGCCGCCAGTAACTTCGTTATAGTACTGCTGACCGGGCTGACTGTGATTGATGATGTAGCGCCAGCCATCCCACATGCTGCGAATGTCATCAGCTGCGAAGCCATTGAGGCCATGAGTGTCACCGATGTAGTAGGCTTCTTCAAGTTCGTTGGCAATCTTCTTTGCAACGATTTTCATGAGATGGTCCATGTAATCATCTTCATTCGATATTGCTCTGATATCTTCAAGGTCGTCATCAAAAACGGCTATAGCGCCACGTGCTTTCTTTGTGCTCAGCTGAATCTTGTTTTGAGCCCACTGTTTTTTGTATTTGCTCTCATTGAAGTTGTCAGCTGGGTACAGAAAGCGTCCGGAACCGAAACCGATAGCTCTGATGTTTTTCTGCGGTCTGGTCATCTTCTCAATTCGAGCATAATTCTTCATCACTGACTCATCTACGATGTAGTCGATGAATCTGTCTGCTTCTTCTTCAGTCAAAGATATAGTCGGCATAGAAATAAGGTTGAAACTCTTGCCGATTTTAAACCGGCTGAGTAAATCCTTTGTGCTTTTCATTGTTTAGTCCTCCTGTGAAGAAATGAGTGAAGGCCACTTTACCCCTTTGTTTTTGTCTTTGTCATCGTCGTCGTCGTCCTGACCGTCTATGCTTTTCTTGATGCCCTTGCTTTTCTCAAGCTTTTCTATTCTCTCTTTGAGCTCTTTGATAAGTTCTTCCTGTTTCTTCTCTTTCTCAATTCGCTCTTTCTCGATTCTCTCTTTCTCTGCTTTTTCGTACTCGGCCAGCTTCTCCAGCTTTTTGACAATTTCAGGTGGAAGCTTATGACCTTTCGTGATGTCTTCTTCTTTCTCTTCAATTAAGCTCTGTATAATCTCCATTGCTTTCTTCAGCTGCTCGATTGTTGCTTTTGACAGCTTGCGTCCGGCTTTCTCCACATCAGTCAGCTCTTCAATCAGCTCTTCTTCAGTCAAAGACTTTTTCGCAGGGTAACTGTAGCCGTATGCAGCGTACTTTGTCAGCGTTTTGATTGCAGTCAGCACATCATTCGGGTACACATCTTTGTACTTGTTCAGGATATTCAAAGCGCCCTGAATAGCTTTGATTGCTTTCTCATCAAGCTTTTCGGCCTTTGCAATATCCTCCTCACTCAACTTAAACCCATCATCATCTTCACCCATAAAAGATTTCAGAAGTTTGATGAATTCATCCATTTGCCTTCTCCTTTTGACAATATAAAATTTTTTTCGATTGGCAGCATTATCCACAAGTGAGATTTCTGCCACATCGATGTCTTTCAATTTACGTGGCATGGTCTTCTCTCTTAGACCTCCCGTCAAATTGAATTTAAAAGCTTGAATCCCCTCTCTTGCTATCTCTCAAACGAGGCATTCAGAGACGTAGCTGAGCATTGAAAGACTTGAACACTGAGCATAGCGAACTGATAAGTTCCTTATCCATCAGTTTCAATCTTTCAATCTCATTCATTTCTGATATTAATATACAAAGCAGTTGCCCGCTTTGTCAAGGCTCTTTAGCTTCACTTGCTCTGCCACCCATAGAGAAGCCTGTCAACTTGCCTGATTCTACAAGCTGCCAGATGCTGTCATCTGTAACTTTAACCATGAGCCACCAGCTACCGGCTTTGACAGTTTTGCCACCTTTCTTGATGTCTGTCTCTGGCTGAAAACACTCTATAATCGGGAAATAATATGCTCTGCCCTGATGATTAACTCTGATTCTTTTCGGGTCTTTTGCATACTTCTCCATGAACCGCTCTATCGCTTTCTCTATCTCTTCTGCATCTGTATAGTCACCCTGTGCGTCTACTGTCTCCGGTTCATAGACAACGCCTCCGACAAGGTGCTTTCTTTTGTTCAGCTTGTAAATCTTGAACATCATTGACTTCTCCGCAGGCTCTTTGCTTTGCTCCTTCTCATGGTCGTCATCTTTAAGCTTGCTCATCATCCAGACCCTTTCTTTCTCACCGACAGGCACGAAGGCAAATAGCCAGTTGCCCTCAAAGAAACGTGAGTCTGTGATATGGAACTTCTTGGCATGTTCCTCAGAATAGTAGAGAAGCCAGTTGAAAGTGTCTATCCGAATGATTGCACCCCACTTGTTGGCGGTCGCTCCTGGAGTCCCCGGTTTGAAGAATTCCACTTTCCTAGCACCTGCTTCCATCCAGCCAAGAGGGCCACGTACCACTTCTGTCTCCGGCTCCCCAGCCCTGCTCTGTTTCCACGGTGCTCTGAGCTTTTTCTTACCGGTTTGTAGCTCTTTGAGCTTTAGAAGGCCTTCGATGTTGCCAATGAAGATTTCACAGCCCTGCCAGGAATTCTCTTTATCTCTCCGGAGTCTGATGTCAATATGAGCACCATGGTTGCCGATGCTTTGAAGAAGAGTTGTTCTGAGTTTACCAATATCGGCTCTTGCCATCATTAGCCGATTACTCTCTTCTCTCAACTTGTCTACTTCCCCTTCCCCCAAGCCCATAATATGAATCTGAGCAACGCCCGTGCCAGAATCGCCCTCTTTAAAACTGATATTACCGATTTCTTCTTTCTCTACATAGCCAGGTCCGGGGCGTTCTAGCCTTCTCATTTCACCGCCACATTTCGGGCATTTTATTTCTCTACAGTGTTCATCTGATTCGATACTATAACCGCATTGTAGACATTCGCATATATACATCGCTTTTGTCCTTCTCAGCTTGGCCAAAGCCTTAGCCTGTTCTTTGGTTGTCAGCGCAGTGCCGGCTGGCTTCTTAGAGCGCACAATCGGATTGTCCCAACTGAACCTGTCTTCTTCTTCGTTGTAAAGTACTTCAGCAACCGCCACCTCAAGAACATCTCCAACCTTCGCATCAATCTTTGTTGCATAGGTCCGTCCTATCGGAATGTTATTTCTAAGAGCGCATGTGTAGATATAGCCGCCGCCTTTCTTTGTTTCCTTATCAATAATTTTGACTCTGAGCTCTTTGAAGTTTTTGAATTTTGCCCACTCCGATGTTTTGCCATCAAGCGGATACTTTGAATTGACAACCTTGAGCATCGCTCCTTCAGAATGCTCTACTGACGAGCACTTCTTCACAGCTGCAAAGAACCTGTCTTTCGTCTTGGCTATTATCGGCTTCACTCTATGTAAAAGCAGCTCATCAACGCCTGAAAATATTTTGTCTAAATATTTCTGCCTCTCTTCCCAAGGCAATTCATTCAGAGCCCTATCATCAAAATACAAACAGTCAAACACTTCAATTTCAGCCTTGAACTCTTCCGGTTCTTTTGCCATCAGATAGCTGGGCATATCTCTTCTTTCCACTTTCTTGTTATTAACATAGATAAGAAGCTCACCATCAAGAATGCAGTTTTGTTTGATGGTTTTAATTTCTTTGACTACGTCTTCAAGCCTGGGGCTTAAATCCCTCTTTGCATCTTCTGAAAAAATTCTGACTGTATCATCTTTCTTATGCACTTGGACTCTGAAGCCGTCATATTTCACCTCAACAGCAACGCCAGGTTCCGGGATATAGCCCTGAGCCCACGTTGTCCAAAGAGCTTCGATATCAGCAAACTCATAAGTGCCATAACCCCCTCTGGATTTTAACGGAGTAAAAGGCCGACCGAGAGTTATGGCTTTCTTTTTAACCTTTGCTTTCGGTATTATCACCTGACCATCATGGCCTATCTCTATACCCATTTCTTCTGCATCTTTGAGATGTGCCTCGGTGGTCTTTCCTATGTGGGTGAAGATTATCCTATCCACGTTCGCCTCTTTAGCTTTTTCCCAGCTATCAAGAACGGCTGCATGGCCTCCGGTTTTGCCTGTGAATACTATCGGCTTTGACCATGCCGAACCTTCAAGTATAGCAATATCCGCATTCTTAACCTGCCTTGTGGGGAATTCAAAGAATTCTGGAGCATAAATTATGGTTTTATTGTCAGCTTCAATTTTATAGCCATAGGTATCATGGGAAGTATGCTTTACTTTGAATGGAGTTATTTTCAGCCCATCTTCTGATATGCTCTTCACTCCCGGCTCAATCCCATACTTTTCTCCCAGTCTTCTGGCATCTTTCATGAAATCCGACTCAGGGTCACAGACTAAAATATCAGTCAGCTCTCCAACATCCTTTGGTTGTATATCCGGACCTGCATCGATGAGTATCCTCTGGCCCTGGTATTCAACAAGTAAGCATTCATCTTTTCTCGGTGAATCGAGTGCTCCGGTCCCTATCAGAGTTAGTTTAAGTTCGGACTGCTTCTCTACTTTCTTGCTCTCTCTGACTTTCACTCTCTTTGTCTCTTCTTTGCTTCTCAGCACCAGGTCGAACAGCGGAATATATGAGCTGTGCGGCCCTCTCGGTGAATAGACGAAGTGAGGCAGCTTCTCAGTCTCTTTCTCTATGAGCCTTCCGACTTTGAGCTCAAGGCCTTCGTCTCTGTTCGATGAGCTATCTCTGACTATGATGTCAATGTCATTCGCTTCGGTCGGGGACTTGACGAACGAACCAGCGATTGAGAGATAATTCTCCACGATGACAATATCTCCAAGAGTACTGACATCGAGACCGCCGAACATTGCTTTTCTGAACACTTCAACATCTATGTCAGTAACTTTGCTTGTTGACAGGCCTCTGTTTTTCATTTCGTTCATCAGTAGCTTGTACTTCTTCAGAAAATCACTTCTGGTCAATGTGCCGACTCTTGTGTTTCTGTTGCCCTTGAAGTTCTTGTTATATAACTGCACGAATCTGAGCCTCAAACTATAAAGCTCTCTGTCTGGCGCTTCTTTCAGTTTGCTTGCTGTTATTTCTTCTATTCTCATTGTTTGCTCTCCTTGTAGCCCTCTCTATGCCCGCACCCGGAGCGTGGACACTTGAGCATCTTCCGAAAGCCCTTTCGTCTTATAGCACAACACGCCGGCAGTATAATCATTCTGCCGTTGCATTTCGGACACAGCTTCTCAGCTACCTGTACCATCAATAAGTGTAAGTCTCTCGATTAGCCCAAATTTTATTGAACTTAGCACAACCGTTCGCAAACAGAGTAGCTAAAGCATTGCCATTTTCATCATAAATTATCTTTTTGATTCTGCAGACCGGCTGCAATACTTTGTTCTGGTCACATGGTGCAAACTCACCAATATACTCCGGATACCATTCATTCCCAATCTGAGTATACTTTACTCTGACTGCATACTGACCTGAGCTGACATGAAACGGTATTGTTTGTTTAGCCATCTATGCCTCCTATTTATGATGCTGCAACGAATACACATTCACACTGAGGATGAGCGGGAATAACTCCATGCGCTTCATCCAGAGTAAATATTTTACCGTCTATGTTCTCAAGGCAATACTCGCAGGCTTCTTCATCTGCTACGCCTTGAACTTTCTTGACTCCAATCTGTTCAAAGCCTTGCAGAGTGCCCTCACTGAGAGCTGCCGCCGTCTCTGTTCTTGCAATCATCTGAGTTCTGAATCTGTGCAGCTTATTAGCATATCTTTCCACTAACGAAGCAACCTTTTGCTCGGGTAGTCCCTGCTCTTCCAGTACCCGTCTGTATTTTGCCACAGCGCCAGCCTGACGTGATGTGAGTCCGACTATCGGTCTCAGCTCTTTTGCAATCTTCTGAATGCTCTTGCCGTAGTCGACGCCGGCTTTTATCTCCTGTCTGATTGCCTGCTTTGTCTCTTCTATGACCTCGGTCACAAGCTTCGCTGTATGCTTCTCAGCCCATTTGACTGCCTTGATGCCAAGAATATCGAAGCGTGGCTCTGCTTCCTGTTTGATGACTCTTCTCTCGACCACAGCCTTGCCACCTTCAGCAAGAATGTTCAGCAGTGCTGGCTTCAGGATTCGCTTGCCCTCTTCTGCTACCGCTTCCCAGTCAGCAAGTTGTTCTGCGAACGTCGACGGCTTCCTTGCCTTCACCCGAGTCAGGCCTCTCTGCAGCTGCTTTCTCATGTATCGCATAAATTCATTAACTTTCGGTGTAAGCTTCCTCTCATTCAATCGCCTGAGTCGTCTGGTGTTGATGAACGTTCTCCGGATAGACTTCTGCACTATCTCTTTCATCGAGTCTCTCAGCTTCTCCAGCACCTGCATCTTCAGTGTCTCTTCCTGTTTGTTGGAATTATCATCTGAGGCCGTTCGATTATCGGTGCTCTCGCACGCTGTGCCTCTCTCTGCTCTTTTAGCTTCTGGAACTCTTCATCAGCCATAGAGCTGACGTAGAGGACATTCGTTTCGTTGCTGGTCGGGATGACTATCTTATTGCTGCCCTCAACGCTCTTGAACTCCAAGAAATTCCCGAGCTGAGACTTTAATCGCTTCACAGTCGGAGCGTCGAGCGTGCCATCAACGACGATTGAAACGTTAGGCTGACGAAAATAAATGATTAGCGGCATATCATTCTCCTTTCTTTGATTTTTTATATTCTTCAATTATCTCATTTACTTTCATGTTTAATTCCTCAATCGATGCTTCTCTTCTTGTCAGGCTCTCCTCACCGACAGGCAGATAGTTCGATGCAATGTAATAATCATCACCGTGGTCGACTTTCTCAAGATTCAGCTTGTCTCTGATGTAATTCACATTGATTGCACCGAGGCTAAAGAGCATCTGCCAGCGTTTCACTTCTGAATCCAAATCCCTTGTGTCTATCTTGTTGAACTGAAAGTCTACATGCTCGCAGTTGAGCCCTTTGTGCAAGATGCTTTTCGTTATGATTCTGTTAACGGCCTTCTGCAAAGGTGCAACTGTTGAGTTAATGTAGATTGGTGTCATTTCTTTTGCAGTAGAGCCGCCCAGGCTGCCCGTTTCGGCCAGCCCTATCCTGTACGGTGGCATCTTATAAGCACTGAGAATTTCGTCTCTTGACTGCTTGTAATAGACTGTGAATGAGCCTTCTTTTACTTCGACCGAGAGCGGCTTCCATGTCAGAGTGCCGCCGGTCGGCAGCTCCAGCACAAGAGTCTTGTGAGCATTGTCAGAGCCTCGAATCTGAACATCGAGAAAATTGTTGATATATTTTGCTGAGTTTTCTTCCCAATCGCCCTCAAGAGTGACAATAGCGGCCGGGATGCCATAGTTCTCAAAGAATGACAGATTGTAGTCTCTGACACCAATGAGCGCTTTCGCCGCTCCGACAGCCGGCAGTATGTTCGGTGCTCCGTAATATGAACTGCGTGGATAATAGTTCTTGTAGTAGATGATTTCATTCGCCAGATTTTTACCGGCTTTGCCAGTCACAGGCTCTCCGGTGTCAGCATCATAGTTCTTCTCAACGCCGATTTTCTTGAACCAGCGATACTTGCCGTCCCTCACCTGACAGAATAGCTTTTTGCTCTTGTGGACTCTTATCGTGTGTGCCGGGATGTGCCAGAGCCCGTTCACTTCGTTCGTTACCGGGTCTCTGCTGACCTCTATTGCAAACCAGCCTACGACGCCCCAATCTATGATGCACTTCTCAATAATATCTTCAATCGCTTCTTCTTCCTCTTCATTCGGGTCTTCAAGAAATTCTTTTGCTTTCTTTTTCTGCTCTTCAAGCTCTGCTTCACTCACGTCTTCTGTCGCTTCGGTAAGAGTCCAGCCCTGACCGACAACGTCTTTCGCAATCTGCTTGACGCATGAGTCGAAGTACGTGCAGTTCTCTTGAAGTGACATGAGTCCGTCAACACTGAACGGCAGCGGCTTCAGACCTTTGTCCGATAGGAATCTTTGCTCTTCTTTGAGCTGTTTAGAAGAGCGCTTCTCTGCTTTGTAAAGCACAGAGAGCGGGAAAAGCCCCTTCGTTGTCTTTATGTAATGGACTTTGCCGAGCTTCTTTTTACCACGGGTAGTAGACTTTGCCTTTTCTGACATGTGTCACCTCCTTTTTCCTTTGCTCAGACTCTTTTTCTTCTTTTCTCTTGACTCTGTCTATGCCGATGAAATGTACTCTCCCGACTCTGTGCCTTCTCTTGTCAAGAGCAACAACAAGCTGTCTCAGTGCATCAACAGCATGGTCATTCTCTTTGTACGGCTTCTCTGTGCCAGTCTGATAGTGGTACGTCTCTATCTCATCAAGCAGATTCGGACACTTGCTCTTGAACACTTTGAGTCTGTTTGTTCTTATTCTTGCATTGACGGCTTCAATGCCTTTCTGAACGTCGTTATCGCCGCTGTGTATGTCAACTCCCATGCCCCTGAGCTCTTCAATCTCTCTCTTGCCCGACGGGTCTCCGAAATAAGTGATGTCTTTCATATGCTTTGCTATGTCTTTGAGCAGCATGTGAGAGACATAGAGTTCGTCATATATGTACAGCACATCATCAGGAGAAAGAGCGCCTTTAAGATTTGCATGCGGGTTGTTATAGCCGAAGTCAGTGCCACCGAGCTTGAGCCAGTCTTCCGGTATTTCAAACTCTTCCTCAACGACGTTGTTCGAGTCAAAGTCCGGATAGACAAGACCTTCCATCTTTCTGAACAACCCTTTGTACCTCATATCAAATAGTCTTTCTGACAGGTCTTTTTTCGCTCTCTCAAACTCTTTTGCCGGGTAGTACGGGTTGTCTATCGAACTGAAGTTTATCACAGTGTAGTTCGGGTCGCCTTTTTTCCAGCGCAAGTAGAACTCATAATACAGCCAGTTGAGACCGTATGGTGTGGTCGTTAGGAGCGCCCTGCCTTCTTTCATGCCGAGACGTGCTTGAATCGCCACCCAGGCCATATACTTCATCTGACCAGCTTCATCCAGACATGCTGCTCTGTATTGGCCGGCCTCCAGTGATTCTGGTCTATCGGCAGTCCCAAACCATATCCTCCCACCGGTCGGCAGCAAATAAACGTTATAGCTCGGCCTGTATTCACCTTCCAAATCTGTATCTCTGTACGCGTCTCTAATCACAGGGACAGTTGTCCTGGTGAGTAACTTATAGGTCGGAGCCACGACAATATACTCATCCTCTGGATGCTTGTGTATCTCTGCAAACAGCCACCACGGTATAAGCCAGGTCTTACCGCCCCCTGTACCACCTATCATTCCGACAAACCTGCTCTTGCTTCTTAAGGCTGCCGCTTGATGAGGCAGTAGATGGACTACTTTGTATTCAGCTCTTTGAGTTTGCATTGTTTTTGTTATTGCTGTAATCCTCAAGTATCAACCTCACTGGCTTTTTCTCATCGCCAGTATGCAGCAACTCCTGACGGTCTGTCATGCCGAGCCAGTTCTTGGCCAAGAATATTTGAACCGATGCGTTATGCCTTTTGACAGCATTCGTAAACATCGCTTTCATCAGACTGACGTTTCTGTCTGCTTTGCCTTTTTTTAACGCAGACACTAATAGCGGATATCTTCTCTTCCAGCCCTTGAACGTATTTGGATGAACACCAAAAAACCATGCGATGTCTTCTTCATTGACGCCGAGAGTAGCGAGCTTTCTTGTTTCTTCAATGTATTCTTCTTTGAACGTTGATGGTCTACCGCCTTTGTTTGTATTTAGCTTATTGTTAGACATTATTACCCTCTTTACTTAGTATTATAGCTATATATAGCTAGTTCTATAAATATAGACCCTAGTCTTATAACTTAGTATTATCACTCTTTCCATTTGAACCCACATTTAGGACAGACTATATATCCATCATCCTCGCTGCTGTTTTTTTCTTCACTATCCAAGTCGGGCCCGAAATCCTCAATAATGCTTTTCAGGTTAACTGGCTCTTTCAGGTCTATGTCAAACTTTTCAAGCTCAATCTCCCCGATATAAGGGTAAACCAATTCGGCCAGAGCCTGCTCATCGTACCTTGCAAACCTCATATTATCTAAAAGCGATAGCTCGATTTTCTCTCTCTCATTCTCCGGGAAGTTGAGGCTAATCCACACCAGCTTATCGTCCGGGTATTTAAGTATAGTCTTCATCGCATGCCACCGCATATTGCCACCGCCAGTTTCGTACTTATCGCCGTTTTTCCAGCAGGTCAGAACCTGGAACAATCCTTTTTCCTTGATGCTCTTTGCAAGCTCTTCCAGCTTTTCTGTCTTGATGTTTCTTGGATTCTTGCCCCAGGGTTGAATCTTGCCAAAAGGGACCTGCATAATTTCTGGCTCTTTAAGCATTCTCTCTCACCCTTTCTTTGTCTTGACTACTTCCAGAATGTCACGCCTGTTCGTCTCTATCGCCTGCTCGAAACGCCTTGTCGTCTGTCTGCAGTTGTTTTTGATGCCTTTGACCTCAGTTGTGAGCTGCGCCATGTTGATGTTCAGGCTGTCGACTTTTGAGTCTATCGCTTTTGTCAGCTTTCTCACTTCTTCAATAGACTTGCCGTTTTTCTGCTGATGCTTGTTTCTTGCTCTTTCTTTGAGAAACGAAATTACGATTGCCGAGATGTTGACAACAACCAGCCCCATAAGGCCGTAGAATGTCGACGGTTCATATGGCATGGCTTAATCCTCCTCTTTGCATTTTTCTAATTCTCTTCTAAGTCTGATTATTTCCTGCTTTAAATCTTCTACCCATAAAATGAACGCAGCATTGACTATGACATTGCCATCTTCTGTGACCGCTATGATTTTCACGTCTTCTCCTGGATGCAGCACATCCTTCACAGGATACAGCGATGGCTCATAGTGACAGCTATTTGCCAAGAATGAGATGACGCAAAGCGTCAACATCACGCTCAACAATAGCTTTGTGTATTTTCTTTCTTTTTCTTGCATCTTTCTCTTTTCTGTAGATTGATACAAGTTTTCTGCTCAATTTGAGCAGCTCTAGCAAAAACTTGATTGTCTCTTTCATTTCAGCAAACTCAGAAACGGGTCTACAATCTTGAAGTTTTCACCTCTGTAGTGAAGCGGTCTCATTTTTACAAAAGCATTTTGTCTGATAGCATCTCTCAAAGACCTGACGGATGAACCGCCGCCTGATGCACCGATGACCTGAGAGTCATCAATCAACATCTCAACATGGATAGCCCGGCCGTCTCTGAACCAGAATACAAGACAGCCTGCATACGGCTTCTCTACCTTGTAATCAATGAATTTCAGATATAAGTCATGAGCGGTAGAGTCAAAACCATGAGGTAGAATTCCTACGGCTTGCAAAACTTCAATTTGCAAACCGCTGCAGTCGAAACCAGCCAATGCATCGTCGCCTCCCCAGAGGTATGGCACTCCGAGCAGATGCCAGAGATATTTGATTGCTTTTTTTCTGAGACTTTCTACATTCGTCGGTTCAGTAGACGCCATCGGCCTACTGATAAGTTACAAATTTAATATCTGCTTTGTCAAGCCACTTCTCAACTGAACAGGTCAGCTATCCTGACCAAAAAGCCTTTCGAATCGTCATAATCGCCGCCGACGGTCTTAATCGCTTTTCCATGATAATACAGCTTCACAATTTTTTCTCTCAGCTTTTTTGTCTTGAAAATAAGGATAGCATCATCTAAGTCAGTGACAATTGCAAACCACTCGGCCGATGTGGTAAATACGCTGCTGCGGCTCTTCTTGTCTTTGTAATGGGTCTCAAAGAATATATTGCCAGTCGTCTTTGCCATTCTGTCGTACTTGACTTCAATCTTTGTACCTCTGAGTATTCTTTCCAGCTTCTTTTCGGCGATTGTACCCGTTCTGAAATCTAAATCAAAGTCAGGTTGCATTGATTTGACCTCCTCCGTGCCGAAAGGTCTTTTTCGTCCTTTCGACCGTTATTTTATGTACCTCGGCGTCGCAAAAAAGACACTTGTGACGCTTCTGGCATGCTTTTATTCTTTTATTTGCTTCACTTCTGGTTAGCGGTAGAGATTTGCTGTTTCCCCACTCACCCCAGACATAGAGCTTTCTTACATCCATCATGCCTTCAGCTGAGCAGCTTATGGCGTAACATATTATTTTAGGCAATTTCTTCTCCCTCAGGATTCGTAAATTACTTTTAATGCCTCTTTCCTAGATAGACGTTTCAGCTTTCTCAGGGCTTTGGCTTCTATCTGGTAGATGCGCCCTTTTGAGAGGTCGAACATTCGGCCTATTTCTTCAAGAGTGTGAACGGGATTGCCGTAAAGCCCGAATTTTAAGATTAAAACCCTTCTTTCTCTTTCTGTAAGAAATTTCAATGCTTCCTGGATACATTCTTTTAATTTGTCTTTCCTCTCTTTCAAGATATACTGCTCTTCCGGGTCTGGCAACAAAAGATTCCTTTCAACCCATTCCGGCAGCCGCTTCGTCTTGAATTCCACTTCCATGCTCCTGCCCTGCTTTCTGTAAACAGCCTGTCTGAACTCTTCTGGGAACAGCTCATTGTAAGATTTCCCGACGATCTGACAGAGTGACTGAGCCCTCGGGTCTTTTTTTGAAGGGCAGCTTCTGAAGTTTTCCCAAGTCGCAAGCGCGCTCTGACTGATACCGATTTTTTCAGCAAGCTCTTTCTGGCTGTAGCCAAGCTCTTTTCTTGCCTGATAAATTGCAGAATGTTTGAATCTGATTATTGCTGTTACTTTCATGATAAACCTTTTCTACCCACCCCCGACCCTTACTTCCAAATTGCTTTACTCTGACTTTCTGACTGAATTCAACACCTTCTTAGCACCATTGGCTATTGCCCAAGCTGCTATTGCTACTAAGAGTACATTGAAGTCAATACCGTAACCTGACTTGAGGGCTGTATAGACAGCAACACCGATTGACACAAAGAATGAAAGAAGAACCGAGTACCAGCCACGCCAGTTTTCGTCTGGGATATTGAACCAGTTCTTGAGCCAGCTCTTGATTGTCTGAGTCAGAGTAACTACCAGAGCAACTAATGCTTCAAGTCCCATGATTCACCTCCTTTCTAAAAAATTTTATTTCTTTTCTTTCTTCTAAGTCTTAACTGAATGTTATCCTCCATCTTGGCTATACAGAGCCATGTCCAGGCTATGAAAAATAGCAAGCTAAGGATAACTAAAGCCTTCATTTTTCTTTTCTTCTTCAATTTTTTTTATGTTTTTCATAATCTCATAAGCTATTTGCGGAACAATTGCGTTTCCCAATGCTCTTAACCTCTTTCTCCTGTGAGCGGACCTGGATAATTCAAATCCGTCCAGTTTTGCGGGAAGCCCATCATCCACTCTACAAAGTTTGGTTGCAACTTCAAGCCATGATTTTTCCCAAGCCTCCGACCCAATAAAGCATTTTCTTCTACATTCTTCAGGTTCCCTACATCTTTGTAATCCCTGCTGGTCGCAGTAGGCAATAATCCAGACTCTATCCCTTCTGTGCGGAGCGTTAACGGCACAAGCTGGAATAATAAATGTTTCTGTTTCGTAGCCTTCGCTTTCCAGGTCAGCAAGCACCTTGTCGAGTGCCAGGTGGATGATTCCAGCAACATTTTCCGCAAGCACCCAAGCAGGCCTCGCCTCGGAAATGACTCTGAGCATCTCCGGCCAGAGGTAACGGTCATCTTCCTCGCCTCTTTGCTTCCCGGCAACAGAAAAAGGCTGACAGGGGAATCCCCCTGTAAGAATAGTTGCTCCTCGCCATTTTGTTCCGTCAAAGTCCCGGATTTCCGGGGTGATAGGCACATTTGGCCAGTGTTTTTTGAGGACTTTTTGGCAGAATTCATCTTTCTCACAGAAGACGATTGTTTTAAATCCTGCCCATTCTCCTGCAAGGCTAAAGCCTCCTATTCCAGAAAATAAATCTATATGAGTTAATTCCATTCCAAACCTTTAATATCTTCACTTAGCTTTTTCCTCTTTAAACGGCTTTACCCATTCGACCATCATTGTGCCTTCAGGCCATAAGCCAAGCTGAGCATCTGGTATAATCTTTCCTTTGTCCAGTGCAGTGGTATCACACATTACGGGAAGCGGCATCTTTTTCCCTATTTCGACTTTTTCGACAATAGTTCCGGGTAGAATCTTTGAGAAAAGAAGTGCATGCTTTTTTGTTCTGAAAACTAGGGGATGGTATCCCATCTCCCTCAACCAATTAGGAGCATAGTTTTTCCTACCCCTTTTATATCTAATTAATGCTTTTCTAATAACAGTTACGCTGTATATTTTTTTATTACTGATTTTCGAAAATACCTTCCATGCTGTTCTCATCGCTCCTCCTCTGGCCAGATGTTCTTTAAATCTTGCTGATATATCTTGATTGCCTTTTCAAGCGCCTCCATCTTCTCCTGCTCAAGTTGTCGGATTCTTTCCTCAATCTGTTTGTTCTCTTTTCTGAGCTTGCTGTACCAGAAATTAGACCCGTGATATGCTCCGATGAAGCCGGCTGCCAGCCCGAGAAAAAAGCCAATAGCCAGCATCAAGAGAGCCAGCCCTGTCTTGCTGAATCTTTCTACAGCCATAGCGTGCTCCTCGGCCGCAATGACTCAAAAACCTTTGCAACCAGAATGAACGGCAAAAATAGAATTAATGCTACGACGAATATAAGAAACGCAACCACACAGATTGTAGCACTCAATACATAACCGAAAATATTAGTTATTTTTTCGACCATTCGCACCTCCTGTCTTTTAAATTAATTTTAAGTTTGTTGTTTATAATTTTAGCAATAAGGAAAAATCCGCTTTTCTTATAAGCAAAAATGTCTATTCTATTGTTCGTTCTCTTTATCCAGAGCATCGGCAAGTCGTTCTCAGCCCACGGCACTTTGTCAAACTTCTCTTTCACTGGCTTTAGTGCCGGCCGTGAGCTCGCTTTGGCTTGAATCCAGAGTGTATAACAGCCCTTTTTCGCTATGAGGTCTGCGCAACCCAGTATATCTCTCTGTGATTTGAATCTTCCTCCTATCTCTTCATTATGGACAAGCCAGCCCTCTGCTTCTAGCCATTTTTGAATCCATGATTGAAAGTTAGTCGCTTTTCTTCTATTTGTAGCCATTCTCTCTAATTTTTCCTTCTTTCAAACATTTCCTGATATTCCGAATTCAAAATAACTTGCATTAACCAGGTTCCAATAGCTAATAAAAACCTCCTCATGTCTCCTCCTTTAATAATTTGCCCTCTTTCTTTTTTTCCTTCCTCCTAAACGGCATATCTAGCCGATTATGGCATCGCTGGCACAGAACAATCAGGTTGATTTTCCGATTATCGCTCGGGTCGCCATTTATGTGGTGGACAGTCAGCACTACTTCCGAACCGGTGACTGGATGATAGCAGCCGTTCGCAGCTCCACACAACTCGCATTTCCAGCCGGCCTTCTCCCTCAGCAACCGGGAAATCCTGTCCCAGTTCTCTGGATACAACTTCTTTCGTTCTGGCTTAATCGGCATCTTCTTTTACCTTCACTCCTGCTTCTTGGAGTAAAGACTTAATCTGCTCAAAAACTTTATCTACCGCTAAATTAAAGTTTTCTATTGCTGTATTTATCTTTTCTCTCAGTTCACTTTCATCCACTTCTGGCTTATATAACTCCATGTTCTTTTGAAAATAATCACATTCATAGCACACTTCTATTAGCTGACGGATTTGCTTATAGGCTTGCTTTTCTATTTCTTCACATTTTGGAGTACTCATGCAATACCATCCTTCTAGATAGCCTAAAAGCTCTTCTTTACTTAGCCCTTTCATTGTTTTGCTCCTTTTTTCTCTTCTTCCTTTTCCTCTTGATATTCCCATTCTCCACAATAAACATATAAAACTATTTCATCTCCCAGGTCTTTTGCAAAATTTGCAGTTTCATAAGGGTCTAAATGAGCATATTCACAGAGTTCTACCCAATCTTTCCACTCCATTATTTCACATCTTTTCATTCTTCCTCTCCTTTAACACAGCCAACATCACCTTGAGAATCGCCTCAAGGTCTGTCTTGCCTTCTTTTATATTTTAGCGATTACTGAAAGATTGAGTTTCATAAAAACATTTTGAACAATAAAACAACTTTTTTTTCTTATTCCAATAAAAAGAGCCATACATTTCAGCTCCACATCTTTGACAAATATGAATTGTTCCAAACACATCATTGTATTTTATCCATTCATTCTCTTTTGTTCTTTCTTTCATTTTATATCCTTCACCACCTCCAATACTACCTTGAGAATCGCCTCAAAGTTTTTATGCAAAATGTTCCTCCATATATAATTGAGCCATTCTGAAATGCAACCATGTATAATAAGATGCTGAACAAATTAATAAATTCTCTTTTCTGTTATCAGATTTATTGCCATTAATATGGTGAACCACTTCTTTTGACTTTAGATATCTTCCTAATACCTTTTCAGCAATTAAGCGATGCTCTAATATACAGCCCGTTTTATCTGATTTTGGATGATTCGGCATCCAAATTAAAATAGCCCCGCTTTTTTGTATTCTTCTTCCACCACTCCAAGCTGGATTAGCCTTCCCAATTTTCAAGGCTTGCATTTTCTCTATCGAACTCTTCTTGTGTTTTTTGCCTTTCATTGGATTTTGTTTCTTGAAATATCTATCTTTACATCCCTCGCTTTTTGATTTTGATTTTATTTTTAATTTTTTCATCCAATATCGAATAGTTCGGGAAGATACGGCACATTCCTTTGCTATATCTCTTATTGAATATTTTTTTCTGTAATATTTATTAAACAGCCAATTTTTATTCCGATAACGTTGGGCAATCTCCTTACAAAGCCTTATTTCTTCTTTGATATATTTCATGTTCTCTCCTCCAATTGACAATCTGGACAAAGCCATCTTCCTTTAACACGCTTCCATCCATATTCATCTTTTGCTATTTCTTGTAGTTGTCCTATTTTTTCTTCCACCAGAATTAGATTATTTTCCTCAAGACAAACCTTACAAGAATCACAAAAAAGAAAATAAAAAGGTCTTTGTTTAATCCCCATTATTCCTCCTTCGGCAACAAACTTCGCAGAAAATCCTTTCCCACTTCTTAATTGACTCCTTGAGTGCTTCTAAAGTTTTAGCGCCCATTGATTAAGTTCCTTAAAGGTCTCTTCATCATCTATTTTGTGTTCTAATATGAAATTCAATCTCTCTAAGTAGTCCTGAAATTTCCTGTAATTTTTCTACCATCGGTCTATTCTCTTTTTTCTTGAAAATTGTGAGCTTCATGCCTCCTCCTTTTTTCTTCGTTAATTTCAAAGTAAGGACAATATTCAGGACTCTGGACAGGAACATCAATTGAGCAGAAACCTGTCTTTTTATTCTCATTCAAGGTTGCAATTCTCTCTACATAATGGACACAATCTTTACAGCTCTTGCTCATTTTTCTTCCTTTTTTTTCTTTAGATTTACTATCCATATGCTCTGCCCACTTCTCAATAAGCCATTCAAAAAACTCTGTCGAACAATCACTACAGAGATAAGGCATTCCCTTTAGCCCTACGACGACTTCCCCAGGCTCCACTTTATCTATCTTGCCACAATAAAAACATTTAAGCTCCTTCATCGGGCATCTCCTTTTTTCATTCGTTCCTCTTTACTCTCTTCAATTCTCTTTTCAGCTCATCAATCTTGTTCTGCTTTCTTCTCACAGCATCAGAGAGCTTGCGCTTTTCTTCTTTTAGTAGCATCAATTCATCCTCAACGTCACCGAGCTTTGCACCAAAAAGTATTGAAGTGCCAAACATACCAATGACAAAACCTGCGAAAAAGAGTAAAATTTTAATAAGCATATAAACCTCCTATTCCAAAGCTAAATCTATTCCAAGATAGTCATATAACTCTTCATTAGGCTTTCGGTAATATTCTTTGAGAAAATCAAGAGTCTTCTTGTCGGGCCTCGGGTAAGATGATTTCACCGTCGGCTTGCTTTTTTTCGGGTCATAGTAAGAAGCCTTCAGTATCCGAGTCGGCAGCCAAAGAAAATAATGGAGGACAACGTTAACAACGGCCACCGGTTGTCTGAAAAATATTTCAGACTTGATGACATTAAAACATTCCCGGTCAAAGACGTTCAACCATCGTTTCAAATAGTCGATGTAACGACCTCTTTTCAAAAGCTCTGATTCAGGATTGAACAGCTCTGACTTCGGTATCTTGTCTCTCCAGTACCAGTAGTTCGACCATGCCCTGTCTATCGGATTTCTTAGCAACACAATGAAGCGATGGCTCTGCTCCGGGATGTCTCGCTTGACTCGCATAGGTGCTTTTTCCGAATAGAGATAACCGGGAGTCGTGTCGAATGACAGGTGGGCTTCCCTCTCTGGGAAATATGACTCATAATGCTTCAAGCCCTTTGAATACTGCTTGTCGTTGTCAAAAAAGTGAATCTCTCTTTTTTTTGCTGGTAGTACCTCCTGCACTGAGTTCAGCATGACTCTCAATGAGTTTGTGCCTGACCGGCTTGCTCCAATGATAAAAAAGTCTGGCAGTCTGCTACTCATCTTGCCTCCTTTTCCTTATCTAACACATTAATTGCATCTTGAATCTCATTGATTTCGCTGTCCCTTTCTTCTCTGACGTTTTCTTTATCCCAGTCAACCTGATGGTATTGCAGGTTTTGTAGAAAGCGCATCCTGAGCAACAGATGCCTGATAGCACGTTTAAACTTTGGATTCATAGCCGTCATTGTGGTGTTGTCTCTGAGTAATTGAATAATATCTTGCATCTAGGACATCTTATTTTAATTTTTCCTATTGGGGCTGAGCCGAGTTTTTTAAATTTTATTATCACTCTACAATACGGGCATTCGGCGGTTACTATGGATTCTTCGTTTTTCCTCTTTTGCAAACTGGTCAGCCGTTCTAAAAGTTTCTTTTTACTTGGTTCTTTCATTGATTTGCTCCTTTCCCTTTCTTATTTTTTCCCACCATGATTTACCATAGTTGACTCTCATATACGGACAGGCGCCGTCTTTTCTGATTTTTTCGTACATGACCCTGTCGGGCGAGCCGTGATTTTTCTCCAAATTATAGCCCGGATAGAAGCTTCCAAATCCTTCGAATAGAGCATCAGCATAGATTCTGGCAACAATCGACGCTGCACTCACTTCGTACACAATTTCATCCGCATTGACCATGCACTCAACCGATATGGCAACCTTGCTTCTGAAATAGTTTACCCACGCTCTTGAGAACGGCCCGTCAATGATTGCTTTCTCCGACTTGATGTTCATCCCTAATAGCTGCAAGTACAGGTTCTCAAGGGCTGTTGCTATGGCATAGTTCCGGGCTTTATAAATTCCAATACTATTGATTGAATTTACGGTAGCTGGCATAATTGAATAAACGCTGTTATAATGCAGTTTCTCGAACAGCTTTAGCCGTTGTTTATGGGTCAATTTTTTTGAGTCTTTTACACCACGCACTTTTTTCAGTGCGTATAGAGCGCATATTGTACAGTCACCTGCCAGGCTTGGACTGTAATTACACTCATCTAGTCAACACCGATTATTTTCGGTGTCATAGGCATCACCTCCTTTCATATGGCTTCAAAAATAATCCCAGTCAGTTCTTTTTCCCTTCAGTAATTTCTACTGCATACTGATATATTGCTTCTCTTGCCGCCTTGCTCATTTTTTTTCCGAATGCCATATCAGCAAGCCTGTTGACTTCCTCTATTTCTGTTATTTTGTCCCTAAAATCTTCCATAATGACCGACAACGCAGCAGCAATTGATTTGCCATTGACGAAGGTATCCTCCTGCGATAGTTTCACTCTTAGAATGTTTATTGCAGCCAGCAGGCCTGCATAAAAACCAGTGCAAAAAGAGCCAAATTCTGGCTTCTCAGCTCCGAACATCTTTGAGGCGATTAAATAATTCATAAGATAATCTTCTGTCTTAAATTTTTTCTCAGGTTTCATTAGCACCTCCTGCTCTTTTAAAAATATTCATTCTCTTTCAAAAATATTCATTAAGCTCATGTACAAGCTCAATAATTCTTCCAGACCTTTCATCAAACTTTGCAATCAATGAAAACGGTCCCCCTCTTTTGTTTTTCAATAGCTTCATACATATCTTTCCCTTCCACTTTGAGGATGCACCTTCTTTCAAACTCGGATTCCATACGCCGATTATAAAATCCGAAAGCTCCTCGATCTGTCCACTCTCACGTGCCATCTCCATTGAGACTGCCTCCCATCCGCCTTCACCCTTTCTTGAAATCTGGACGGCCAGAAAAATAACAACTGATTGATTCTTAGCAAGTTCTTTTATCTCACGAATTTTCTTTGTAGTCTTTTCATACTGGCTGCCCGCTCTTTCCTCTTTCAAAAGCTGAAGAAAGTCAATGAATACAATCCTGAGGTTATCTCTTTTTGTAAGCTGCTCTATCTCAGACACAGAATATACTTTTCCGTAGAGATTTACATTTTCATATCGTTTCAACAGCTCCTGGAAGTTAATTTTCTCTTCCTTCAGCTCATCCTGAATTTCCCATCGGCTTTTCCCGAAAAATATCTGCGCTATCCGCTCGAAAATCGCAGGCTTTGCCATCTCCAGGGAAAAGAATCCGATTTTCTCATCATCCATCAGGTTGCCGACAAGATGTTCCATTATATTTAGCATTAGAAACGTCTTTGCTGTATAGGTTCTACCAAAGATAGACACAATCTCACCATAATTCAATGAGCCTATAAGCCTGTCAAATGATGGAAAGCCCAGCGTTATGTTTGTCTTTTCCCTGCTTTTCCATTCAATATATTCTTTGTAAGCAGCCTCAAATTTTTTTTCTTCTTCCAGCGTTTCCACAATTTTAGCCTCATCAATGATTTGACGTATCTTCTCGAAATCTACATCCGTAAGCTTTGCCTGCTTTTCGATTTCAGCCAGAAGTTTTTTCTTTGTCCTGACTTTTTTTATAAGCCTAACCTTCTCTTTTATGTATGAGGATACGCCTGAGGGATAAAGACCTTTCAGGGTATCAAGTAGCGAGGCCAAATAGCTCTCCCTCACACGGCCTCTACTCAAGTCAAACACCGTTGCCCAGTCTATTATCGAGCGGCCTTCATACAAGCCTTTTACGATTCTATACAGCTCTCGGTTTTCAGGACTCTGAAAGAATTCATCGTCACAGTTTTCAATGAGCAGAATAACATTGTCTGGCCACTCAATGACAGCCGCTAGAATTGCTTTCTCAGTTTCTACCATTTTTGCCTTTCCATAACTTGCAGATTCTTCCGACGTCTTCTACAGAATCATTAGGATTGTATTTACTTAGCCTGTTCAATCCTAAGTGACATTTATAAACATCTCCGATAATCCATCTTTCTACATAGCTGTATATGCAGTTTTTACAGGATTTAATCATTCTTCCCCTCATTTTTTGATTCCAGCTTAGCCAAAAGTTCATCCATTTCTTTTTGTGCTGGTTTAATCCCTTTAGTGCCACCTGACTCTTGAACTCTAGAAAGCCATCTGGATATAAAGGCTCTATATTTTTTTTTCTTCTTATTTGGATTACTTATTAGCCAGTCTGCCATTTTATTCAATTCAAATTCTATATCACAAGCTGGATATGTTTTTTCCCATCTTTCTCTATCTTTATTTGTAATATTTTCCCATTGTTGTTTTTCAAAATTGAAAATAATTTCAGAATATTTTTCTAAATGTTTTGTTTTGATTTGATTTGATTTGATTTGATTTGATTTAGTGTCCGCTTTTTCGGCCATAGTGTCCGCTTTTTCGGCCATAGTGTCCGCTTTCTTGGACTCATAACGTCTTTTTTGCCTTTCACTAAGTTGATATTTTTCCCAGTTTGTGATATAGAGAGTGCCATTTTTAAGGCGAGTTAATTTTCTTTTTTTTATGAATTTTTCTATTGCCGATTTTAAGATACTATTGGGGATTAAAAGCATCCCAGCAAGCTGTTGTATTGGATATGGTGTTTCTTCATTTGCTCTAATATAGCCATCGTCTTTAGAAGCAAGAGCAAGTAAATCAATCCAAATAGCTCTTTCTTCGAGGCTAAATTCAATTCTCATTGAACCAAAAATCCATTTATCTACCCAAAATGGAATCCATACATTGTCTGATACTCTTTTCCTCATGTCTTTCTCCTATTACCCTTTTTCCAGTTCATTTTTACCTAACTTTTTTTGGATTTGCTCATGGAATTCTTTTCTTAACAGATAAGCTACCTCTAAGGTTTCGTCCACACACTTTGAAGGATTGCGATAAATTTCACTACCAGTGAATCTTAATAGTTTCCACCCTTTAGAGATTAAGAATCTTTCTCTTTTTTTATGATATTCAACCTGTTCCTTTGTTCTCTCATGCCAAACATGGCTGTCAATTTCAATCCCTAATTTTGGATTTTCCATACCCACAGCAATCTCTCCATACCTAGAAATCATTTCTTGGATAAAATCAATAGCAAAATCTAATCTATATTTCCCTGTTGATTTATCCTGAAATTGAGGCATAAGATATAAATCTATATCACCTCTAAACTCTCTAAATCTCCACTCAATATAAAATAATTGTTCGACAGGGCTTTCAATTACTCGGTCTGGATTTTCATCGAATTCAGAAATGATATAAGAATAGAATTTTGTAGCTAGTTCTTGACTCCTTTCTTCTAAATATTCTCTAACCTTATCTACAATGTTCATCTATCCCCCCAATAAAAGAGAAAGCCCCAGCACAACCTTACCTGGTGATGGAAAAATGGATATCTCTGAATAGAGATAGGCTGTGTCTGGGGCTTTGTTTTCAATGTTCATTGTCCATCACCAGGCTTATCATGTCTTAAGTATAAAAAACAGGCTAAGCTTTGTCAAGAAATTTTTTTCCATGCTTTCAAAAAAAGGCCGCCAGCCAGGATGAGAGAAACTAAAGGAGGAGGGAAAAGGGAGGATTTTTTGACTGGCGGCCTCTTGGCTCATTTCTCCCTCATGTTGATGGCAATGTTCTCTAAGTTCGATAGAAACTTCATATACTTCGAGATGTCTTCTAGTTTCTTTGCTACTAGCTTAATTGAGCAACATTCATATCTGGAATCCCACAACGCACATATCCCCTGAAGACATGTATTGTCAGTAAATGGGCAGAATTTAGTATCACTCATTTCCTCCTCCTATTCCCAAGCATTCATCACTGACAACAGCTCTTTTTACTACCTCTTCTTTCCATTCAATCTTGCAGTTCGGCATTAGCTTTGGATTGTAAGCAATAATTTCAATCTCAAGAAGTATTGATTTTTCCGAGTCTCTTAGGTAATCGTAAGCTTTGAGGAAAATTATTTTACCATCATCACTGACATGAGCAAACCTATGTAGATTGAGCTCTGGATAAGCCTTTTGAACGATTGAACAAACATATTTGAATTCACCTGCGTCGGCCTCTTCTCCATCGTTTATGCTTCCTTTCCAGATTGAAAGATTAAAAATCACATCACCAATGTCTATATTCCAGCCCTCTGGCAGAGCAGCAGCAATCTTGTCTGAGACCTCTTTACAGAGCTCAATCTGCTTCAGGTGCATCTCATATTTTTCTTTTGCTTTTTTCTTTGCTTCTAAATAGTTCATAAGTCACCTCCAGTTCCAAGTTTTTTGATGTCCACTCGGAAAGCCTCCCGTTTCTGAGCAAACTTCTGCTTCATATCATTTGGAATGTCATAGTACGTAGTTTCATATCTCTTGCTTTCAATCAGAAAGTCACCAACAACAGCATTCTTGCCTCTGAACATCTTTTTGATTTCTTTGTCAAGTGCCTGATACTCTTCAGCAGCAGCTTTCAGCTCTTCTCTTCTCTGCAGCTTCTCGACCAGCTCTTCATCAGAAATAATATCGAAACCCTCACCGAAGTCTTTGTCCGGGAAACAATAAGTCAAGGCAAAGTCGCATGATGTGCAGATGTCTTTATATTTTGGCTCAGGGATTATGCCTTTCTCTGCATTCTCATTCGCTCTTTCTGCTCTCTTCAGCAACTCTTCTGCATAATCATAGTCTAGAGACATGACCCAGAACAGAAATCTGCCGCTCACTTTGTCAAAGAAAATCCAGAGCCCGTATTCAACGCCTTTCTGCAGCATGTATATCATCAACTGAGCTGGATACTTTCTGACCCAGTGATATTTTGATTTGGTCAATGGTATATTCTGATTCTTGTGTTGAACAATTGACCTGAACACCTGCGGCGAGCATGCTTTATGCTCTGCCGGGACTTCTACTTTTTTACCATCTATGTTGAGCAGTGCGATACCATCAGTTCTGCCAGAGATTTTGTATTTATGCCATCTGTACTGCTGAGCAGCTGGCTGAATCGGCAGCCCGGCTTGGTTCAAGAACGTCAGGTTCGGAATCTCAACGATTGTACCTGTTCTGAAGAGTTGCTTCTTGTCAGGTGTCAGCCTCGGTCTGAGCTCACCTTTGAGCCTGCACAGTGCATGATAAGTGTCACACTCGACACCGAGGTCAGAGGCTCTGTTTGTGTCTCTACTAACTGAGTCTGTGATTTCAGAGAGGATGTGTTTTTGCAGTTTTTCATTTAACGTGGACTCAATCTTTTCGATGTTCATTGTCCCCCCTCGCTACCTTCAAAAGCTTTACCGAAGTAATCTTCATGTTCTTTCACCGCTCTTCCATATGTAGCATCAATCCACTTCTCGCTCTTCAAATCTTCAAGCTTCTCTGCT